CATAATAGAGTAGAACCCAATGAGGTTCATACAAATCAATGTGCGGTGTATCAATATCTTGGCCTGTAAACTCAGGATTCAAAGGCAATTGTAGAAATGCCCGAATCTGTATCACATCAACCTCTTTTTTCTGTAGTTCTAATGCGCCGTTTGTAATGAGCGGCTCAATCATGCTTAGATACTGTGACTTTTGGCCATCTTTAATAAACCAATGCAGAAAACCAGGTCTTTGTTGATAGGTGTTGGCAGAACCGTATGAGGTATCTGGTGTGAAATGCCAAGGAAATTTTAGAGAAAACATCTGTTTCTCAATATGATTAGCCATGTTGCTATCAATCACATCATCAATTAAGTAAATCATTCAATTCTTTCTAATTTAATTATCTTACCATTCATAAACAAAGCTTTGTATTCAACCCATTTATCCGCTTTGTGGCCACCGTTTTCTTTATCTTCACGGTAGAATAAGATTAGGCCATCAAAATCATTGCAAAATAACCATTCATGGGAGATTTCTTTCATATAACCGCCAAAGCGAGAAGCATTTTCTTCCCATTCATACTGAACTTTACGCCACCAGAGTTCATCACCCCGAATCTCATAGTCATCTAATGTCTGCTGCGGTGTATCTTTGGTTTGATACTGCTTGCCTTCAAATGTCACATAATCAAACATTCCCATTATTCTATCTCTCTTTTAATCTCTCTAAAAATGGTAGTGGGTTTATTTGGCTCTTGTATCATTTCTACTCCCACATCATATGGCACACCAGACACACGAATTTTTGGTTTATGTTTTGCTAGTTCTGCTTCTAGGTACTTTACTTTTTCTCGTAGTTCTCGCAATTCACCAACATAAGATTCAACTTCATTGTTCATTGTAGTGTCCTCATATCAGATTTTAGGTGGTCTTTAGCCGAAACTGTATTTAGCAATTCGTAAAAATCATTGTCGGTCTTGGCACTTTCATTCATACGAACTAAGCGAGCCATTATGATACCAGACAAGGTAATTGGTGATATGTCATGTTTTAAAACTTCACTCATTAGAAACTCATCAATGTCGTAACTAATTTTTAGGAGTTTTTCATCTGTAACCATTTACGGTACAACCTTTCTTCTGCTTTGAACGCTTCAATTTCCCATGGTCTCTTATGATAAGGCACCGAATCGTGGTCCATTTTGCGTGATAACCACATGGTACCACGCTCATCTATTTCGCCGTAAGCATACTGTCGCAAATGCTCTAGTTCGTGAGCCAAGGTTTTAAGTGTTTGTTTCTCTGACATACCATGATTAATCTCTAAGGTAAACTCTCTTGGTTGACCCTTTGAGTTATAGCCATCTACCTCAGTAAATCCACATACAGGCAATTTGCGAGTAAACTTTAATTTGATTATTATATGCTTTTTGAGCTGAGGTGTCAATAGCTCTGAGGCAAAAAAGTGTATTGCCTCACGCATTTTGGTATTGATTTTGCCATAAATTTCCATACTCTACATCCTATCATAGACAGGGCACTTAGTGCGGCAAAAGTGAATTTAAAATTTTATTTTTTTTTTTATGCTTCAATCATTGCTTGATAGGCAGCAATGACTTCTTCTGTATGAGTAGCAGCGCAGATAGCCTTTACCCGTGTATCTTCGTTGCTATAATCTTGACCTGGTAAAACCACATGACGATGATATGTAGTAGAGATAACATTACCATCTTCAACAATACGAGTTGCGGTGCGAACTTGAATAGAGCCATTCTCTACCACTTCAATCTTGTCTACAACTACTTGTTTTTCTAAAGCCATTTTGTTTTCCTTTCCGTCTGCACAGTCCAGTGCAGATAATTAGGTTGTTACATAAGTCATTGTTAGAATAATGTTGAACGACTCGTTAACACATTGTTGAACTCCCCACGCAGCGTCATCAGCCATATAAAAGATGTTTCCGTAAGTTGCGTTAGGAGGCATATAATAAACAACCTGTGAGCCACCAGTCCAATTCATTCCGTTAGTCATTACTGGTGCAATATATTCCATTGACAATGGACTTAATTGAGCAGTTGCAAAAGGAAAACCATTAACTTGCAATGCGCCTGTTCCGGTAAAACTAATAACTTCAATCCGCAGAGAAACAGTAACTACCCTTCCAACTTTTGTATATGTTCCTTGTTGAATATTGTAAGAAGCACTTCCAGCACTTGATGCCCCAGAAACAGTCGGAGTAAAAGTCCCTTCCTCGTAGTCATCTAGCGCATTAGCGGATGAAGTGTCTCCGTTGAATTGGATGCCGCCAGTACCAGAAGCTAATCTCAAATAAGAACCAGAACCACTAATGATTGTATTGCCATAAAATATTTGCTCTGGTGCAATCTGAGAACTTATAATATTACCAGAAATTTTTGTATTTGCAACAGAAATAATTTTTGCATTTGTAATTGTTGCGTCTACAATATTATTTGCATTAATTGATGTTATGCCTAACTTATCACCTGTAACTGCACCAGTAACAATATTGTTTGCATTGATAGCCGTCAGGCCAATCTTATCGCCTGTGATGGATTGACTACCAAACGAATCTACGACTGCATTTGCGGCAATTACACCAGCAGTGACTTTTGTGAGTGCCATGAAGAACCTTATGAATTATAAAAATCTGATGCTTTATTTATAATTCTACCAATTGCTCAGCGTCTAGTTCTTGTATAAAATTAATGAAAAGACAGGCATTATCCTCATCGTTAAAGTATCGGATAATTGCCTGTCCTGTGTATTGCGAGATGACCGTTATAAGAAAAAAGGTCTCATCAAAAATAGAAAATTTGATAATCCAGCCGTTTCTTGCGACTGGATACCAAGATTTAGTTTTTTGCGCTACCTGCAAATATTTCTTTGACGGTGCCTGTTTTGATGAATTCTTTTGCATAATCGGTGACCTGTGTATGGGCTTCAGCAGCCTTCACCGTATATGTATAAAAGGTCTTTCCTGTGATTTCATTGAAATACTTCAGGCTCTCATTGAAAAGAGTGTTGCCAAAGTCAACTGTAGATACAGCAATATCTTTGGACTTGTTTACTACGAAAGCAAAATCATTGGCTTTTGGGAATTCAAACATTTTTATTTCTCCTTAGTTAAGCGAGTTAGTTAATCCATAAATCTATTGTGTTTTTTGTAGTATTCGGCACGCCTTTGCATAGCCTCTGTCCACACTTGACCAAAAGATTTTAGGAAAGATTTAAGTTTCAATAACATTAGTAACCTCCTTAAGCGTTACTCAGTTATTTAGTATAATTATACTGCAACGCAACATAATAATGAGGCAAATGTGGTATATTTTTACCTGGTGATTACAGGTTTATACCTGCCAGGCTCATAAGTATCGGTGTTCCGCTTTGATAATAAAGCTAAGGCTTTACCAAGTGGTCCTTACGAATACGGCATGATACCCATTGGTTCCAATAATTATCAGACATTAATGCGTGTCTGTTAAAAATCTCCCAAGTTTCAAAATAGTTTGTTTCTGACCTTGTTTTACAAAGGTGTAATATTTCACGGGTAAAAGCTTCCTTACCTTTCACTTCTATTTCTTGTAACAAATCTTTATTGGATCCGTAGTAATCCTCCCAATCAGAGGCCACACGGGTTTTTTTCTTTTTACCTTTTACTTGTTTTGTTTTGGCTTTGGTGAAGTATTTGCGACCAATATATTTTTTACCAGTCGCATTTTCGGTAATACAATATACAAAACCATAAAAACCTTCAATATCTTCAGGACTTACTTCATTTGTGGTGTTTTGAAAATACCATGCCATATATTCCTCAATGTATAAATAGGTGTGTATCGCCGGTGGTCAGACCGCATACACTCTAATACGAAAGGACCGTATCAGCTATGAGTAATATTTATTTAACTCCAAATGACCCTTTTCTTATTGATTTAAGAGAATGGTGTAAAAACAATCCCTTAACAAAAGAAGAACTTGAGCACTCAAAGAGAGGTTTTTGGCATCCTAAAAATTTTGGTTTTCAAAAAGGAGTTATTCCTTGGAATAAAGGAAAATCCCCATCAGAAGAAACTAAAATTAAATGTGGTTTAGCTGCAAAAAGAAAAGTCCTTACAGAAAAAATGCGTCAAAATTACAGTCAATCTAAACTTGGTGAAAAAAATCCAAATTATGGAAAACCATTACTTGATTCTGTAAAAGAAAAACTAAGACAAGGTATGTTGAATAGGAAAATGCCAAAAATTTCAGAATGGCACAAAAATAATGACCACCACACGAAACAAATAATAGTTTGCCCACATTGTAACAAAAAAGGAAAATCTTTAGCTATGAACCGATGGCATTTCAGTAAATGTAAAAATTATTCTTCATCATCTTCATAATTTTCATCAAAGTCAATCATCATTTCTCCACAAAAGGTACAATAGTGAGGTGCATCTTCTACTTGTTCCTCATCGTATTTGAGTGTGAATTCAGAACTACACTCATTACAGATATGGTGTAATACCGCCATTAGTTACACCATGATTGTTTGGCTTCACCAAAGTATTCACGAGCAAAACCGTTTTGAATAAGCATGGTGCGTAGTGATTGGCCGTTTAGAATAATGTCACCTAATACACGACCACCAAATTTATCCCAAGAATATAAGACCATTTGACGAGATTGTGATTGTGCCACGGCATTTTTGGTAAACTCTGATGCAGCTTTACCACGAGCATCTTCACTTGGACATTGAGCTCTAAATCCTTTTTCTGGTGTATCTACGCCATAGATACGAACCGCTAATTCTGGTTTCAATGGTTGTGGTAGAAACGGCGCAGCAATTACAACCGTATCACCATCAGATACACGAAGAATTTGTGCCTCATACACCATACCTTGTGGTGTTTTTTGTGCATACGCTGGCGCCGCAATTGCGATGGCCAGTGCTAAGAAAATATAAAGTTTCATACTAATGCCTCTTTAAATTGTTTTGTTGAGTTTTTCCATGACCAATTTTTTGAAGAACTATAAACATCACCACGGTTTATAGTTAAGCACATCACAACATTCATTTGTAAATCATTACTATAATAACCATTGATACCATTTGATATGACCTCTAATGGACCAGGTTCTATGTATGATGCGACTGGAGTGCCACACGCAATCGCCTCCAATATAACAATACCAAATGTATCTGCCTTTGACGGAAATACAAACACATCAGCATTTGCAATCCATCCTGCCAATTCTGCACCTTGTTTTACGCCAAGAAATTTAACATCTGGATATTTTTCTTTAAGTGTATTCAAATATGGCCCATCGCCAATTAATACTTTGTTGCCTTTTAATTGGCAAAAATCATCTAGACCTTTTTCTTTTGATACACGGCTTACACAAACAATGTAATCACCAGGGTTTGTTCTGCGCTTTGGATTAAAAATTTCTGTATCTACACCTCTGGTCCAAACTTTGAGGTTCTTAAATTTTTTATTTTCTAATTCTTTTTTTAGACCTTCGGTTGGCACCAATACTTTTTCTGAATCACGATGAAACCATCTTAGATATTTGTATGTGATGCCTTCAGGTAATCCATAAATCTTTTTTAGAAATTCAGGGAATTTAGTATGGTAAGAAGTATTGTACCGTATATTGTGACGGTTACAATAAAATCTAGCGAACAGACCAATAGGACCCTCTGTGGCGATGTGTATATGATTTGGAGATATTTCTGCAATCTTTTGACCGATTTTCCAAGGAAGCGAAAGTTTAACTTCATTGTAGCCTGGGCAAGCAAAATGTAAGAACTGCCTGGGATTAAGATATACAACAGAATACCCATCCAAAACCAGATTCTTTTCAATATTCTGGAATGTTGTAACGACACCATTGATTTGGTCAGGTAGGTTGTCTGTTATTATCAATAGTTTTTTCATTTTGTAATAATTCGGTCCAAGTTACAATTTCCCACTTGCCATTTATATTTTCTACTAATGCGGTGCAGGATTCAACCCAATCACCATCATTCATATACATTACGCCATCAATTTCTTTTATTTCTGCATGGTGTATATGACCACAGATGACACCATCATAACCTTTTTTCTTACAATGCGTAGATAAATTATTTTCAAATTGAAACATGAAATCTACTGCACGCTTTACTTTGTATTTTAAATACTTGCTAAGAGACCAATAACTAAGGCCAAATTTATGGCGCCACCAATTAAACTTGCTATTTAAATTCAATACAAAATCATAGGCAGAATCACCTAAGAATGACAACCACTTGGCAATTCTTGTAATACCATCAAATAAATCACCATGAACAACAAGATAGTGTTTACCATCAATGCCAATATGTTCAATTTGATTGCAAAGTTCCACTTGGCCAAAAGATAAACCATACGGTATCATTGGCCGTAGAAATTCATCATGGTTGCCTGTTACATAGACAACCCTTGTTCCTCTTTTAGCGTAACCTAGAATACGCCTCACAACATTTGTATGAGATTGTTTCCACCGCCACTTATTTTTTTGTATCTTCCAAGCATCTATAATATCACCAACAAGATACAGAGTTTCGCAAGTATTATGCTTTAAAAAATTATTTAATAATTCTGCTTTACAATCTTTGGTACCCAAATGCACATCACTAATGAATATGCTTTTGTAGTGCATTAGTGAAACTGTTCGGCCTCCGTTGAATTTTTCATGGCAGTCGTTGAGCTATCTTGTTCAATTGTCGTTGTAACGGCATCAAAATAGGATGTTCCAACTTCCCTCTGATGTTTGACAGCAGAGAATCCATGTTCCTGTAATAAAAACTCTCTCTCCTGTAAATCAACAAATGCTGACATATTCCGATTAGCATACCCATTAGCCAACTCAAACATAGAAGCATTGAGAGAGTGAAAGCCAGCAAGAGTAATAAACTGAAATTTATAGCCCATCGCAGCGAGCTCATGTTGAAATTTTGCAATCGTGGCATCATCTAAATTCTTCTTCCAATTAAAAGAGGGTGAACAATTGTATGCCAACATTTTGCCTGGAAAACTTTTATGAATCGCCTCTGCAAATTTCTTAGCATACTCTAAATCAGGTTTGCCTGTTTCACACCAAATTAAATCAGCATAAGGTGCGTAGGCCAGGCCTCTACTTATCGCTTGTTCCAAACCAGGTTTTGTTTTATAGAAACCTTCTACTGTTCTTTCACCTGTAAGGAATGGTTTATCGTTTTCATCAATATCACTTGTTATGATATCAGCCGCCTCAGCATCTGTGCGAGCAATGAGGACAGTAGGTACGGCAAGAGTATCACTAGCAAGACGAGCAGCATTAAGTTTGTTGACAGCTTCTCTGGTAGGAACAAGAACTTTACCACCGAGATGACCGCATTTTTTAACCGAAGCAAGTTGATCCTCAAAATGAACTCCTGCGGCGCCTGAGCGAATCATCTGTTTCATTAACTCAAAGGCATTAAGAACACCACCAAAACCAGCCTCTGCATCAGCAACGATTGGTACAAAATAATCTATATCACCTACGCCTTCCATCCATTGGATTTGGTCAGCACGCCGAAATGTGTTGTTGATTTTCTCAACAACTTTTGGTACACTATAAGCAGGATACAATGATTGGTCAGGATACATTTCACCTGCCATGTTTGCATCGGCTGCCACTTGCCAACCAGACAAATAGATGGCCTTTAGACCAGCCTTTGCCTGTTGTAGTGCCTGCATACCAGTCAAGGCACCAAGAGCATTCACAAAAGGTTCATTGTGTAAATCTGTCCATAATCTACTGGCACCACGGGCAGCCAATGTAAACTGTTCATCTAATGACCCGTATAACCTCACTACATCATCCGCAGTATAATTACGGCGAACACCAGACCATCGTGGACTTTCTGACCATTCCTTTTGAATTGCTTGTGCTAATTTCTCTTTATTAATCATCTTAACCTCGCTAAATTTAATTGTATGAGTATATTCAACCACATCCAACCTATGTCAAACTCAAACCATTTGCGTGAGAGTTTAGGACTTGCAGGTGTATCGTGATGGTTGTTATGTAATTCTTCACCACCAATAATAAAGCCCAAAGGTATGATATTCTTTGACTTGTCTTTTGTATCGCTGTTACGATAACCAAAATAATGTCCGATGCCGTTTACGACACCAGCCGCCCAAAACGGAATCCATGCCATCTGTATCAACCAGATAACGATTCCCCAACCATGAAACAATAATGTATTGAATATCAGAAGTAAAGTAAAACCTAATTTACTATACTTAGAATACAAATTTTTTTCTATCCAATCGTTTGGTGTGCCTACGCCATATGCTTCAACCATTGCATAATTCTTTGCTGCATCTTTATATAGCAATGCGCCGCCAAACAATACACGCCAGATACCATAGACATGAGGAGAATGTGGGTCGCCTTCTTGTTCCGTATGTCTGTGATGTTTACGGTGAATTGCGACCCACTCTTTTGTCACCATTCCAGTTGTCAACCACAACCAGAATCTCATAAAATGTTCTAAAACAGGATGAAACTCAATGCCTCGGTGTGCTTGACCTCTGTGTAGATAGAGCGTGACACATACTATGGTAATGTGTGTGACAATAAGTGTGTAGATGAGTAAGAACACTAGGCAGCCTTACCCCAAACATCATCCCAATTACCAGACAAGGCACCTTTGGCATAATCAGTTACACGGTTCTCAAAGAAGTTACCATGCACAGGACTATTCACCATTTCTTCAACCCAAGGCAGAGGATTCTTTTTGACTTTAAAAATGCCTTTTAAACCCAAAGAAATGAGGCGTCTGTCTGCTATGTATCTGATATATTGTTTGACATCCTCTTTTGTTAGTCGTGTCATCTCACCCATGTCAAATGCAAGGTCAATAAATTTATCTTCTAGTTCCACCATTCTGGTTGCAATTGTGTATAATTCGCCTTTGAGTTCATCATTCCAAATTTCTTTGTTTTCTTCAATGTATTGTCTAAACAATTTAATCATTGATTCTGTATGCATTGTTTCATCTACGATAGACCATGTAACGATTTGACCCATGCCTTTCATTGTACCGTTGCGTGGGAAATTTAACAACATAATAAACGAACTGAACAATTGCATACCTTCGGTAAATGCTGAAAATACAGCAATGTGCTTTGCGGTGTTTTCTTTTGAGGTATTTTGTGAAGAAATGTCTAAAACATAATCGTGCTTCTGCTTCATTGCATCATATTCTAAAAACTGATTATACATGGTGTCAGGCAGACCAAGTGTTTCAATCAAATGTGAATAGGCAGCAACATGAAGTGCCTCACGAGCCGCAAAGCCCAATAGCATCATACGAACTTCTGGTTGTGGAAAATATGGCAGGTAATTCTTTACATAACCACCTGCCACATCCACATCACCTTGTGTGAAGAAACGGAAAATGTGTGTAAGAAATTGTTTCTCACTTGATGTTAATTTATTTTTCCAATCTTTTACATCTTCTAGCATAGGACATTCCGTGTGAAGCCAGTGGGATTGTTCGTGTTTTAACCACGCCTCGTATGCCCATGGATAATGAAACGGTTTAAATGATTGTCTTTCATCTGTTAACGAATGCTTTTTCTTTGACATTTATTTTCCTTTTTTTGTACCTAACGCAAATCCTTCACCAGGACATTCCAAACTTCTTTTGTTTACTACTCCATTTGTCCACCATTTTGTTCCGCGGACATTGGTGTTTCCTTTTGATTTATCTGACAACTTTTTCCTTAATTCTCCATCAACTTTTCTGAGAGAACCATAATTATTACCTTTCATCCTCGCAGACCTTAATTCTTTTACATGGTCATAATTACCTGCGTTTGTTTTTTGAAAATTGTGTCTTCCTTCTTCTATTAACTTTTTAGCAGAAATTGAATTACTAATTTTTCTTTTTTCGTTGGCTTTTGCAATTATTTCTTCAGTTAATAAAATTCCAGGAGATAAATTGCGATTCAAAAACTTATCTAAAAATTTTTCACGACCATACTTTTCATACATTGCCATCAAATATTTTTGTTCGTATTCTCTTGCATCAGGCCTACAATCTACATATTCAATTTCAAAAGAATTTACACCATCCTTCTCAATCAAATCTTTTACAAGCTTGGATGATGTGAAATATGTTTCCCACAAATTATTTGGATCACTATTCTTTCCATATTGTGAACCTGCATATAATTTACCTGACGGTTTATGTTTGATTACATAATAATATGGTTTCATAGATTACTCCTAAAAATCATATTTATAAATCTCAATACTTCTGTAAGTAACCTATGCTATCCCTCGCAAGCTAAACAAACTTCTTCTGTTGCCAATGCTTTTAAATCTATTTCTTCAATCACCTGGCGCTCTATCTTTTTACTTACTTTATCGGCCTTAGCCAACTTCTCACTACGACAATAATACAATGTTTTTAATCCTTGCTTCCATGCTTGAAAATGAACAGCGTGCAGATACTTTACATTTACATCAGGTCTGAAAAAAAGGTTGACTGACTGCGCCTGGTCAATGTAACTCTGTCTGTTAGCTGCATGGTCAACAACCCATCTCTGGTCAATTTCCATAGAGGTCTTATACACATCTTTTTGCCATTCATCCAAAAAGTTGAGATGTTGAACGCTTCCGTCATTTGCGATGATTGAGGACCAAATCTCATTGTAGTCAAGCTTTTCGTCCGCATCACACTTCTCCTTGATGATTTTGTCCAGATATTTGTTCTTGTTGAGGTGAGAGCCGCTTAATGTATCTTGTCTATAAGCATTAGCCCGAAAAGGCTCAACAGAAGGGCTAGTGTTACCCATGATGATGGATGAACTAGCATTAGGAGCAATAGCCAACATATGACTAAAGCGTAAACCGGTACCGGCTGCATCAGGAGCTTCACCACGCTCTGTGCCAAGTTGTTTATTAGCTTCATCTAATTTTTCCCTTATATGTTTAAACATTTTAATATTGGCACCAGTTGCTTGTGCAGATTCCCACGGAAGGTTTCTCTTTTGTAGATATGCATGAAAGCCTAACGCACCAATACCAATAGAACGCTCACGCATCGCAGAGTATTTGGCTCTTTTTACTGTATCTGGTGCATTGTCAATAAAGTGTTGTAATACATTGTCAAGCATTTCTGCTACATCACGCAAAAATAATGGGTCATTTTTCCATTCATCATAATATTCTAAATTAACTGATGAAAGGCAACATACTGCTGTGCGCTCTTTGTCTGTAGGCAAAATGATTTCACTACACAAGTTTGATTGCTTGATTGATAGACCAAGTTTCTTTTGAAACTCTGGCATTTCACGATTACTTGTGTCAATGAAATGCAAATACGGTTCACCTGTTTGCATACGAATTTCTAAGATACGCTGCCACAATTCACGAGCAGAAATTGTATCTCTGACTTCACCGCTATGTGGGTCTTTTAAATTCCATGTATCGTCTGCTTCAGGGTCAAGCATACATTTTTCAATGAGGTGCATGAAATCATCTGTAATATTAATACCATGGTGTAGATTTAGGCACCTCATGTTTTGGTCGCCTGTTGGTTTTCTCATCTCCAAAAATATGAGAATGTCAGGATGGCTAATGTCAAGATAAGCAGCGTAAGAGCCACGGCGGGTGCGGCCTTGTCTGTAAGCCAAACTAGAAGCGTCGTAAGTGCGAAGATGAGGCATAACGCCAACAGATTTGTCATCAGCCGAACGAATTCCAATACCGATTCCAACTCCGCCTCCTAACATGGAAAGCCAGTTGACTTCTGAGAGGCAATCAACCAAACCTTCCGCAGAATCATCCAAGTATGGAAGAAAACATGAAATAGGAAGACCACGCTTAGACCTACCAAAAGATAAAATGGGAGTAGAATAAGAAAGCCAATGTCTAGAGCTATACTCATATAGCCTTTGCGAGTGTTCAGTTGACGACCCAAAATGTTTAGATACATATGCGAACCTTTCTTGTGGAGAGGCCTCATCCTCTCGCATATAACTTTCTTTTAATCTTTTAATACCTAGTTCATCAAAAAGAGAATCACGGGAAAAATCAACGGCAATGCCGTGGATGGTGTCAGACATTCAATACTCCAGTTATTATTATTCTGTTACAAATTCATTCGCCATCGGAAATACTTTGGCGATTACTTCAGCGCACTTCTTTGCTATTTCTATGTGTTCACTCTGTGTGCCATTTGCAGAACGGAGTTGTATGTAGTGAATCCACGACCTCAATGTTCCATTCATATACAAACGAGAGACAGTATTGCCTTCGGGCAGAACAGCCCTAGCCTGCTCTTTTGCTATGCCTTGTTTGATTGCCCATTCATATGTTTCTTTGGCAAGTGCAATAAGGACTTGTTGTTTGTGTTTCCATTCATCACTAATTAATGCTTGTCCCAAAGTACCGTCACATGGAATACTGTTTTGACGATTCTTTGTATCCTGAAATCTACATTGACGCAATTCAAATTCTAAGTCCTTTGTTGGATCAGCATAACGCTGTGAAAACTCCTGAAATGAAAATGAACGGTGACGAAGCATTTGTCTTGCGATATCTCTTGTAGTTTCTATTTCTAAACAAACACTCACCATCTCTAATGGTGACCAATGTTGATTCTTTATGAGATAACGAATTAACTTCTCACTTGTTTCTGTGTTGGTTTGATTGCTTGGGTTTGATACACGAGCACAAAAAGCAACCAATTCATGAGCGTAAGCCAACCCACTATTTGCTAACTGCTTTGTTGGCTGTGAATGACTAATTAATTTCACATTCATATTTTCTTCCACATATTAAATTTCAACTGCGCCTCAATACTACTGAAGGAGTTACTACTTATAATTCTTTCTATCTCATCCACAGGTTTTCCAGCAATAATCATCTCATTAATATCTTTTCCTACCGTATTACTTGGCCAAATCACAACATTATGACCCGATTTGATTGCATCTTGCATCATCTTCACGATTTCTTTATTTCGTGGTTCATTGTCAAAAATTAATATTTTATCATCTGCTGAAATTTCATCTGATGCAATCATTAAATTAGCATCACCACTTGCCACACAATTCGTAAGAAACATTGAATCTATTGGACCTTCAACAATTTTCAATGGTTGTTTCAAATCAACTTTGTTCATGCCATAAATTAATTTTTTATCCGAATTGTTGGTTCTAAGTGTGACATATCGTATTGTTTTGTCACTTGTTTCTAATGCACGACCAGACACAGCAATCAATTCATCATACTCATCATAAAACGGAATTACGAGCCGTGCATCATCATAGAGTTGCTTGCCATGATTAGGTATAAGCGCATCACAGAATTGTTTGTAATGTTTAGTGAAAAGCAGTTTGTCGTAATGTGACTGCGATATTCTGCGGTTTTTCAAATAATCTAAACAATAATGTCCACTTGGTAATTTGTCACACCATTCTGCGTGTTCAAATATTTTTTGTTTCTCAACTCGGCCAAATTTGGGCGGTGATATGTTGAGGATTGTGTTCGCTGAATGGGAGTTATTGGATTCACCTGATTTATACTTTTCCAGAGTGTATTCTCGGTATAGTGATTCGTCAAGATGCTTGAGGAAGTTACCAACATTTGCGCCTACCCCACAGTTATGGCATTTATAGATGAGGTCATTGCCCTTTTGAAAGACATAGCCTCTGGCTTTGGATTTATTCTTTTGACTATCGCCGCAGTAAGGGCAACTGAAGTTATACAAATAAGTATTCTTCTGCTTGAAGTTACGCAAGCGAGAAGAAACTAAACGGAGGTACTTTGTATCAATGGGAAGCGACATAATATAATCATAACATAAATCTCACAGAAAATCAATACTATTTGAATAGTGTGCCTAAAACACCTAAGTTAACATTGCCAATAATCCAACCAATAGCAATAGCGGCACCCAAAATCATCCATTTATATTTGTCAATTTCTTTAAGGGTATCGCCTACTACATTATCATGTTTTTTGTGGCTCATAAGGTCGGCCCGTAGAGCGTCAATTCTTTCAGAAATATGCCGTTCTACTTGGTCAATTCTATCGTGTAAATCTTTTATATCTTCTTTCAAATCTGTTTCTACCTTTTCGTGTTGCTCGTGCCTTTGCTCATGCAAGGTAATCATTCGCAATAGGTTTGCGTTAACCTCCTGAAGTTTTTCAATTGATTCCGAAAGTTTCTCGCAAAGACGGTCGGTCTGCTCAACATCTTTGCCAAGCAGACCGACTTTCATTTCAATGTCATATAATTTTTGTTCGTCAGGCAACATTATTTCTTTTCAGGAACCTTAGTGCCTTCTAACTTCTTATGCACTTTAATTTTCTTACACTCTTGCACAACTTTGCCGTCTTTACCTTTGACAACTTTACCTGCTTTGTCTACTTTGTCTTTGCAAACTTCTTTGATTTCTGCTTCAGCAAAAGCAGGAACGGCAAAAACAAGGCCCGCTACAAAAATTAAGTTCTTCATTTTTCTTCCTTTTTAGCAAATTTTTCTGATGCTGTGAATCCTAATCCTGCAATCGCAATATACATCATGCCCTCATAGATGGCATCTTTTACATCTAAATTCCAAATTAAATCACCAATAAAACCTGCAGCACACAATATAAATGCCAAAAGTGTTACAACTCTTTTGCTACTGATACCGTCATCGGTACCATCAGTAAGCATACTATGATACCACTTCATTAATGACCACCCATCACATGAAGAGCGTGTTCATAGTGTTTGATTCGGTCTTCCAACCCAATGTAACCACCATTGATTCGCCTTGTGAGTTCTTTGATATCACCCGTATCTGCCCACTTATTGAGGTTATTGGTTTCCCAGAACCAACAGGCCGATTGTGCAGCACCCTCAAATGTAGCAAGATACTCTGGTATTTGTTCAACAGGAGTTTCAATACTCATCGCAAAATTTTCGTAATTGCTTTTACCTGTCAACTGAATCAGACCACGACCACAGTATCTAAAACCATCGCCACTTTCTTCTGGTCCATTTCCCATACGATTAGCGTAGATTCGGTTGGCAATGGCCTCTTGTTTATTTGGTCGTGAAGCATAATCGTTTGCTAATTCATCAGTAGGAAAATACTTTGGAAATAACTTACGCAAAGATGCAGCACGATAGTTTAAATTCTCTTTCAACGCCGTAAAACCACCAGATTCGTGAGCGCATTGTGCAATAAAAGCCGCAATACGATTTGGTGTATTGATTTCATAATCTGGTAACAATTGTGCCAATGCATGGTGCCAATGGTCAACATAAGGGTTTTTTGGCAATAATTGTTTTAATTGGTCTAATGTAATCTCTGTCATGCTAACACACTCGCAGCTGAAATTGCGGCATTAATAGCCATGTTTAATTGTTCTTTATATTGTAATTCTTCGGCATTAAGTGAAACTGCCTTTTCAACTTCTAAACCTTGCAAAAGGTTTACATATTCTTCTTTGGTAATATCGCCTGTATGATACATTCCGGTATATTGATTGTATTGCTGTTCTATTTCTTGTAAATTCATCTTGGTTTTCTCCCTATGACTTTTTGGGCCACTTCAGCAGAGCGACCAATTTGTTGTAGCTTGAGTTTGCAAAAAGTTTCAGATACATTAGAATTTTTAACATATTGTTCTTTTCCTTGTTTAGTAAGCTCTACCAAATTACCTGCTAACTTGGCAGTATCTTCATTACGAGGAATGTTTGTAGAAAAATTCTTCAATTCAACTGCGGTACCATACAGATTATCCGCATTTTGTTTAGATTTAACTGCATCTTTACAATCTTCTATTGCTAACTCTGCTTGAGTTTTGATACGATTCACTAATGCATATTCTGTAGTATCATAACCTGCCATCATATAAGCGTCCCACAATGCACAACCAGATAGTGTGCTAGAAATTAAACCTACTAACAATAGTTTTTTCATTTTATGTTATCACTTATTTGTTTTTGTTGTTTATGCCATTCAATCCATGCATCTACTTTATTTTTACACTCATGGTATGTACCATAATTACTTGCTACAACTTCTAATACATCACTCATCTCAGCATTTTCTTTTACTTGTTTTAATTCTGGACAAGCCGTTTTCATTTCAGTTGGCGCATCAGGAAAACTCATTTTAACTGGTATAGATTTAAAGCAACCAGTCAATAATAGAGGCAATAATAGTAATGTGTATTTCATTTTACTTTTGCCGCATCATTTAATAGTTTTACAACTTCAGGTGATATTTTACATTCAGCATTTACTTTCACCTGAACTTCTTTAATTCTTTCTTGTATTACGATTTGTTGTTGCTTAACTGAATTATTTTTGTCTGTAAGTGCCTGGCCTAATTTGTCGTTAGCATCTTTAGCCTTTTGCTCAGCAACTTTTACTTTTTCTTCAAACTTCTTAGATTCTTCTATCCAAGATTTGGATGCAAACAAATAACCTTCAGCAAATATAGCAACAATCAATAATGGTAATGCAATCGTTTTTACAATTGCGCCATAGTTACCAATTACGGGAATTCTTGCGACTATTGAACCAAAAAAAGTACCAACCACACCAGCAATTAATGCGGCATGAACAATGTAACTAATCCAAGAGTTTAATAACCATAAAATCATTTTGGATATTTTCTAGCAAATACAGCAAACGGCATTACTTTTTTCTTTTGACCTTTTTTGACACCAGGTTCACCTTGTGGGCCGATGCCGAGACCGGCAATGTCTCCACCACCAACATTATTGGCTGGTGAACCACCAACCATACTTACATCTTCGCCAATTGCTCTTTTTAAACCGTGAATAGCAAAGTCATGGTGCTTTATATGTTGAGGCCCAGCCCACTCTTTTTTTCTTATATCATCTCTTTCTTTTTTGAGAGAAGATACTATAGTTCGTGTTTTTGACACACCATGTTTTTTAACAAAATCACCATAAGAACCAACACCCATAGCTTTTTTAAACTCATCGTGGATAGGTGATTCTTCATTCATATATTTTTCACGCTCAGCAAATTTTTGATGAACTCTATCAATTTCTTCTTTAGATTTTTTTGGTTGTGTCTTGACCCATTTCTTCGCATCATTTATAGTGGAAAAAGACACGGTATCTGGTTTTCTATAATTTCTATGCATACCAACTTCTTTAGGGTCTTTTACATAATTTGGGTCTTTTGTTGCGTATCTACCATAAGTGGAACGACCTGATTTGCCGGCATCACGAAACACATGACCATCAATGACAACATAGCCACTTATTTCGTGTTTGTCTACTCTTGCTTCATTGACTTGTTTTAATGTGTTTTTCATAGGAGATTATTTATACCTTAGTGATGGTAACATATCCATTTGACCTGTTGCCACCTGTCTGTGAGCTGATAGTTGTTCCAATCCAGTAGCTGCCGCCACCGCCACCATACTGACCATCACCAGCGCCACCATTACCACCGCCACCACCACCAGAATAACCACCGCCACCGCCGGCCCAACTATAATTTACATAAGAGGCATTGTTAGAAGAATCACCAGAAGCCCCGCCGCCACCAAAACCTCCAGGAAGAGTGTAATTACTATTTCTTGTTATGTAACCACCAATCCAATTATTTGCACGGCTTCTTCCGTTACTTCCAACACCCTTTGTTTCTTGACCATCAGATAATATGCCGGCACCAGCACCAGCCATAAGCACACCTCTAGTGCTTGTGTTGCCGCCTAATCCACCAATACCACCGTTTGCTCTTGAACCATTTTGTATTAATACTGTTGAACCATTTGATGTTGTTACATTACCATTGGCAGTATTTTGTGTTGTAAGTAAACCTGTTGCAACCGAAGCTGCACCGCCACCACCGCCAGCAACAGCATAATAAAGGTTGTCGCTGGTTCTATAAACAAAAGTTCCACCACCGCCCGAACCAGCATTATAGTTTGTTCCTGTTGTTGTCGTTCTATCTGTACCTTTTTGGCCAACAACAATTGCTAATACATCGCCTTGTGTTAGAGTGACTTCATTTGTAATGAGAGCACCAAAACCACCAATAATTCTTGGACTTGCAACATTATTATTGCCGCCAGACGCTCCCGCAACAGTAATTCTATAATTGCCTGTTTCTGGAACTGTCCATAATTGTATGCCTCTAGTTGATACATTAAAATATGCAGTATCATTTAGCCATGCGTTATTTGCTGTATCATAAGAGGTTAAGCAATTTGCAAGGTATGGACCGTTATTACCTATAGCATCTGCATTTGTGAATGTGATTGTTGTGAAAGCATACAAAGCACTGGTAGGGTCTGGAGTAATGAGTGTGCCAGAGCCAATGGTAATACCTGGTCCAATTATCATTTTAGATTTCTAAGTGATTGTGCTACGGTCATGTCTACTGAAATTTCTGAAGAAATAATATCTTGACCTTTAATACCTCGCACTCTTTCTGGCATACAACTCAAAAACAAAAGATATGTTTTGAGAGCTGAATAATCTTCTTTTGACATTTTAAAAAACAATAACCTTGTTGCAACTTCTGGTCCAAAAACATTGTTTAATACGACCAAATGATTTAACACTAATTGCTCACGAAGTTCGCCTAATTTGCGATAACGCTTAAATAACCGTTTGAGGTAATTGAAGCGCTTCATATCTTCTTTAAACTCACTCATTATACAGTTTGGTTTATCGTATGCTTTAATGGAATAAACCATCACATTTTCATTGGTCAAATTATCAAAAGACATTATTCTATTTCTTCGTTGTCCTCCCCACCGTCAGCCAAAAGTTCATCCATTCTCGCATCATCGCCTACTTCAGCAAAAAACACATAATGACCTTCATCGGTGAGATAATATAAAATGTAAATATTTGTTGATAAATTTTCTTGACCAAATTGTTCTATATCAAAAACAATTTCATCTCCTTCGGGGTTAGCATCGTAAAGTGCTGGCATATCAAAACCATACCTATGCAGCACTTTACGAATTGCCTGAATACCACCTTCTGGAGAGAGAAAAGGTTCATATAACTCATTTGTTAACCGATAATTCATTTCCATACGAATTTTAGGGTTCGTAATTGCTGACGACCCTTCACCCGTTGGCTCATGTGCATCGGCTGCTTGACCAGATTGAATACCGGTCAATTCTTCAACAAACTGTTTAAACCGCATTATGTGTTTGCGTCAGGATATGTTACATCATCAGCTGCATCGCCATAGACAGAGCCCATAGCAACGAGTGTTTCTACATGAATACGGCCAGCACGACCTCCAGTTCCTACTTTACGCAAAACCCAACCAGCATGAGCACCAGCAGTATTTGCTGCGCCTGCACCAGTATTTGATTTTTCATTGGCATCAACACCAAAAACACCAATTGCCATGCCAGCAACACCTAAAGAGGTGCTGATAGTCGCAACAGTTGTATTACCAAAAAGTTGTTGGGTGTTGGCTGTTAAACCTAAACCGCCGGTAGGACCAAATTTTGGCGCATTGTTGGCGGCATCTAAATTTCCCCATAGTGACATTATTTTCTCTCCTAAGAATTAAAATTTTATAGTATATTTATGCCTACACTCGGTATCATATTTTTGTCAATGTAGATGATAACTCAGGGTCTTTCTGAAAGGCATCTTCAGAAGCCGTCTTTTTCTTCTTCATAATATCTTTTACAATTTTAGCCTTCTTAGATTCTTCTTCTTTGATAGGCTTCTTCATTTTTTCAGCTTGTTTTTGCATGGCCATACGAGCAAGGTGGCGTGCAGTAGAATAACCTGCACCATATTTGCCAGCAATAACAGAAGGTTTCTTTGGTTTTTTATCTGGTTCAAATGGAAGTTGTTCAGTTGCTTCTCCCATTGGTTTACCTTGTGCGTTACGATACTCACGCTTACCTGTTGATTTGCCTTCTTTATCTACTTCCTGATATTCGTAGGTCTTTTCACCAGTTTCACGGTGAGTAGCTTCTTTACCTGTCTTTGACCATTCTTCATTCATTTCAGCGGTCAAATAATTAGCAACAGTTGAGATATAATCTTCTGCTAAAGTAATTTTGTTCTGACACCATTCTGGTAAATTGTCAGCGTCTTTAATCATATCGTGTAGTTTCTGTGCATTGGCCATGATAGAACGCAAATCAGATTTAGCCATATCACCTTCTTGGTCATATTCACCAATGTCAAACTTGTCTTTTACTGCCTCTGAAACGGACTTCCAACCACCACCCATTGCTTTGTATTTTTTGGCTGCCCAACCATTTGCATATGCAGATGGATAAACATCAAACTTGGCTTTTGCTTGAGCTTTAGCCTGAGCCCATTTTTCTGGTGAAGTAGGAACATTTTTCTCATCAATCTGTTCAACTTCTTCTGCCATTTTTTTACCAAAAGCATCAGATTCTTTTTTCTGCTTTTCATAGTGTTTTCTTACAAAACGAAAAGCTTGTTTTTCTTTACCTTTGGCAAAAGCAACATCTCTAGCTTTGGCAACTAAATCAGAAGAAATCTCATCAATTTGCTCTGTTTCTTCTTTGAAACCTTTTTTCTTAAAGTTAGCAAATTGTTTGTTGGTTGCTTTGACAACACCAGAAAACCTTTTGTTGCCTCTTGCAATATCACCTTCTTTATCAGCTTTTGTAGAATCAGCCGAAGCTTTTTCTTTGTAACGATGTAGGAGTTCAGTAGATAACTCCGTAATGTTTTTTTGTTTATAAGTTTTCATAGGTTCTCTGTTTGGTTTATCTGTTAATGTTGATTGAGCAGAACCAGCAACTTGCTGAGGGTTATCACCAGAAAAATCTTCATTTATTTCTTTTCTGCGTTGTTCATTACTTTTAACATTTGGATGGTCAGGGTTTTTATATGGTGTTTTTCTGAAACCTTTTTTGTCATAGTTACCAGATTTCTTTTTAGAAATGGCGGTAGCTGCAGCAATAGCCGCAGCACTTGCTTCTTTCACACAAGAACCCTTATCATAAGCTTTTTTGCCTGGTGTTGGTTTGTAACCAGGCCAACACCGTTCACGCAAGCTAAAAATTTCAGACAACTTTTTCATTTCAATCTTTCTTGGCAAGTTTTGTAGCGGTTGCATACATTACTGACTTAGCACGCTCACCATAACGCTCTTTGAAACCAGGCATTTTCTTTTTCATTGACTTAACAATTTCTTCTTTTTTCTTTGCCTCTGGTTCTGTGAGTGTGCGCTCTTCCAAATCAATTTCACTCTTTTGAATGTTGTTTGGGTCAGTCATATCAATCACTTGAATTTTAGTATGAGTTTCTTCATTCTTTACTGCTTGAACAGCGGCCGCAGCAACATCAGCTTTTTCTTTGCCTTCTGATTTAGCCTGAGCTTTTTTGATTTCTTTCTCATACTCATCTTGTGTTGGCTCTTCAGCAAAAAATGCCAAACCATCTTCTTTGTAAGCTGCCATCATTTCAGAGAATGTTTTTGGTGTTTCTTCATAAGCAGTAAGAATTTCTTCTACTTCTTCATCTGTAATGTCATGTTCAACATCTTCTTTCATACGGAGTTTGGCAAGAACAGCACCAGCAACTTTCTTACCACGCTCTTCTGAACCATATTTCTTAGCAGCAGAGGCAGCAATCTTACTAAACATTTTGCCTGGTTTGCCAATGTCTTTACCTGCACGAGCAGCAGTAGCAGAATAACCCATTTCATCAATCTGCTCTTGTTCTTCTTTTACTTGTTTGCCATACTTCAAAGAGTTTGCTTTCTCTTTGTCTTTTTGAGCACGAAGAATCTTAAAATCGTGTGCATCAATTTTGTTGTTTTTGTTAGCATCAATCTTGTGTTGTTGTCCTTTCAATTGCTCGCCCATAATTTGAGCAGCAATTTCAGCAACACCAGATAGTTCTTTTTTGAGGTTCATTGTAGTTCTCCTAATGAGTTTAAGTATTTGGATTTCTTACGAGAAGTAAATCAAATGCCGCTGTATAACGACCATTGTTACTTCTTGTTGTTATTCTTACATCAATGTCAGATTTTTCTGTTAGTTCTGGTGGAAAAGAAAATGGATAAGTGTATTGTCCGCCAGCACCAGAAACTTCAAAACTATGACCTACTCTAAACGCTGTTGTTCCGCCATATCTTACGAACATATTTCCTGTTGCATCTGCACCTGCCTGAGCAGAACAGGTTCCCTGATACAAATAACCAGAATAATATCTTGGTATTGTATAAATTGCCATAAGTGTTTGACCAAAACCTGCGGTAATCAATGCAACATCAGTAGAACCGTTTTTGATTGATATTGTTCCAACATTTGTGTCACCGTTGCCCATGTATGCACGATAGACACGAATAAAATTATTTGAACTGGCATTATTTGTTTGTGTAACCAATTCAATTTCTTCTTCTAATATGTCGTAGTTAGAATCTAAACCAACTACGATAACACTTGTGTTTACATCTGATGCACTTGAACTGCTTACTGTAATTGTATTTGCACCTGCGTTCCAAACAGACCATGGATAAATCGTATCATTTTTATCCCATACCGTGCCTGTTGTGTTCGTTGCCATAGAAGGAACCGCACCAAATTTATGAACAGGAATAGTTCCTTTAACTTGGCCACGAGCAATTTTTATTCGCTCATCTTCTAGGTAAGCAATTTTATTTGTTTGAGACACTTAACAATTCCACTTTCTTAATGCTTTATTGATACGGCTATCTGGATCATTTGCTGTCTTAGCAGAAGTTAAACGCTTCTTCATTCCACCCATGCGAGCACAAAATGATTTACGGCGATTGGCTGCCTTTGAACCTGGCTTTAACTTTGATGGCTTTGTTGTAACGGCCATTGAAAGTTTTGAACCTGGATTTTCACGGCGATACGATTCAATACCTTTGCGATTCAATCCACCAGATTCAGATTTGCCTTCTTTGCGTTGCCAAGCAGCAACTTCGTCAATCTGTTCTGTTTCTTCTTTCATAGATTTATTTTTTTCATTGTGTTTCTTTTGAAGTCGTTCTGCCTGATTAAGTTTGTTTTTTGATAAATTATAGTCACCAGATTTTTGTGCTTCTAAAGATTTATCGTGTGCTAAATACATTGCTTTTTTGATAACATTTTTAGATACTTCATCCAGTTCAACTTCTTCTTTTACTTTTTTATATTGTTTTTGTAACACCTTTAAAGCATCAGTTTTAACTTTATCGGTTTTAGAGGGCTTTGCTTTTTTGCCTGTTGGCACACCTTCTGCACCACGGCTTGAAGAAGGTTGAGATTTATCCATTTCTTCAATTTGCTCAACTTCTTCTTTTTTCATTTCGGCTTTTGATTTGCCAAAAGTTTTGTGAACAAGTTTATCTAACGCAGAATGGAATTTACCTTCTTCTTTCTTAGAAGCTTCTTCTACTTGTTCTTCTTTTACAATGAATGACTTAAACTTTTTCATCCTATTGGCCTTTTTGCTTTAAATGTTTTAATGTTGATACCTTTTTGTTTCAATACATTATCATTAAAATCACTCATTGATGTAGCATCTTCACCGCCAGCACCAATAGCTTCTTCAAAAGGTTTTACATTTTGCTTAGTTTTTAATCCTTTTCGCAGAAGATTTTCGCCTGATGCAGACATTGATAAACCAGGTTCAATGCCTTTATCAATTGATTCTTTTACTTTTTCTTTTTGCTTGGTGCGGATTTTTGCGAGTGTGATTTTTGTGGGTTTCTCTGCTTGACTGCCGGCTTGGAGTTGGATGCCGTCACCTTTGGCGTATTCGTTGGCGCTGGTGAGCTCTGCATATTCTTTGCGAAGTTGTCCGACTTCTCCTGTGCCACTCGGATTGGGCCGTCCAAAGGATGGCTCTCTGTTGGCTTCTCTGATTTGCCAAAAAGGCTTTTGATTAGGTTTAACATCTTCATTCTCCTCATTTAATTTAATGACATAGCCATTCTTATACGGCATGACTGTACCGTTAATCGTGTGTGCTTCTTTAGCTGCAGCTCTACGAAGCATAAATGTTCTTACTTTACCATTTTTATCTTTAAGTAATTTAATTTCTTTCTTTTCTTCATGGACATTATCATAATCTACTTCGTCAACACGGTTACCTAATAGTAAAAGGTTAAGTGATGACGAATCTGATAAAGAATATGATTCTGACAATTTGCCTTTGCCAAAATTTGAAACATTAATTGGTGCACCTTTACGCTCTGGATTTGGGTCATGTCGGCGTTTAGCAGAAACGGCCGCTGCACGCTCTTTTTTACTTAACTTGGCCCGCTTTTCATTTGACATACATTTTGGTTTTGCTTCGCCTGGTTTACGAGCGCATGGACCAATTGCTTCGCCTTTGCTATTGATTCTTTTCCAACCACCTTTTGGATGATTAGGGTCAAACCATTGGCGTAAATCTTCTGCAAACACTTCTTCAAATTCTTCATTAACATTTTTCTTTGGTGTGCCAGATGAACCTGATACAGGAACTTTTGGTTGCTGAGGTTCTTCTCTTTGAACTTCAACCAATTTATCGTGTATTGAGCGATGTGTGACTTTACCATTACGACCATAACGGCCAAAACCATAATATTGTAATCCCATTTTACGAGCTTCTTCACCGGCTGCAGAACTAGGATGTGGCGCTTGTTCTGCACCTTCTTTTGGTACTGGTAATTTATCGGATAAATCTAATTCGTGTGCAACCCATAATGAAGCTGCTTCTGATTTTGGTGGTTCTGCTACAAATTGTTGAACACCTTTATAAAGGTTTAACATTTCATCTTTTTTAGCTTTGACTACATCAGGTGTTGCTGTTCTTAAATCTTCTGAATTATCAAATTCAGCATATCGGTCACCAAACATCTTTGCTAATTCTGGTCTTGCATTTTGTACCGCTTCCCATTTTTGACGGCGAACATCTTCAGGTACAGTTCTGCCGCCTCTTTGACCTCTTTCAACATTTCTTTGTGATGATACTTCGTCTTTTGTATTGACCATAATCATAGAAGTATCATAACCAATTTCTTCTAAACGCTCTTTGATTCGTTTAATTTTTTCGTAATCATCACCTGTACCATTGATGATAAGACCATTACGACCTGTAAGTGCTAATCGTTGACGCAACTCGGTCATATTCTTGGCTCTGCCACGAACAGCATCTCTTGTTTCTTTTTCGGACTCAGGCATTGTTTTGTCAAGGCCTTCTTTGTCCATTAAAAATTCTAAAGCTTTGTCTGAATTAATTTCAGTAAGTCCATGGCCTGCAAGTGTGTTATCAAGCACATAATCTTTACCAGAACCAGGACCGCCAGCTAAAAATACTGCTTTGAAAATGGCCTTATCGTGAACTCCTTCAACAAGCAGTTCTTCAAAATCTTCATTGATATCTTCGTTGATGCCCATGCCTTTACGAACATGACCAAATAATTCTTTAGCATGAGCATCAGTCATAGCCGATGGCACACCTTTACGAAACTCTTTAAAGTTGCCTTTTGATGCGTGTTCTCTCATTTTGGATGCTGACATACCTTCTACGCCTTCAGCATCAGGGTCACGCTCACCAGCAGAATGAACTTCTATCTTTTTGAAATTAAATGAACCGTGTGGGCCTTTTACGCCATTGTATTTGTGTAAAAGTTTATGATATTCTTCAGCCCGGTCAGAACCACCAACCATGTGAAAATGAGTTACACCTTGCTTGTGTAATTTGGCGGCTTGGGCTAGAAAATTTGGTGCAGAAGAATCTGATGCAGTTACATTGACACCAGGAAAAGCACGCTTGGCGTGTTTGAGTTTTTGAGCGGGAGTGAGAGGGTTCTTTTGTGGGTCTTGCGAATGAGAAACAACTATGTGTGCAGAACCACCAACTTTATTGGCAATTTCTTTAACTTTGTTGACTAACTTTTCATGGCCAATTGTTGGTGGGTTTAACCTACCAAAGGCCATTACTGCGTGTTTTTCTTTCTGCTCTTGCAGAAAATCGCTAAATCTCATATCTCTCCCGCCTCTACAGCGTTATATTGATACGGTATTTATACGATTAATGTGTTCTAATTGTCAAAATCCTGTCATCTGGCGGAGGTGCCACATCATTGCCTATCTCCATAGGCACCTTTTCGCCAACATTTCCTTTGTCAAAAACAATGATGGAATCATAAACAGACATACACTTAATATTGCGTGTAAAATAGTCAGGTTCTTTTTGGCCTCTGGCATGGTCTGCATTAATACTGTCAATCATTCCTTTGGATACATTGTTAATAGATTCTGGTGCATTAATGCTGCCGCCATGAGAATCCCAATAGGCTGCATGGGTATCTTCAATGAAATAGATTCCGTCATCTGCTAATTTTGAAAACAAAAATTGAAATGTTTTATTGACATGAGCAACATGGTGAGAACCATCATCAATAATCAAGTCAAATGTACCAAATTCATCAATTAAACTCTGTAAGAAATTTTCATCTGTTTGGTCACCAATACGAACATTGATACCTTCTTGCTCGTGTTGCTTGCAGTTTGGATTAATGTCAATACCAACAATTGTGGCTTCTGGAAAATAGTAACGCCACATCTCTAATGAACCGCCGTTTAAAATACCAATCTCTAGTATCTTAATTGGTTTGTTGCGAATCGGGCCAAAATGTTTTTCATAAATTGGAAAATAATGTTTCCACTTTGTAATTTTTCTACCTGTGTTTGATGTAAAGTAATTCCACAAATCCATTAGTATCTCTCCGTTTCACCTGAACCAGCTACGATGCCAGCACATTTAATTCTATCAAACTCAATCACATTTCTCCTATCTAGACACAAATAGTGAGCGTGTTCTGTATCAATGCCATGTTGAATAACATTGTTCAATATTGGTTGTAATGATTGTAAATAATTGTCCAATAAAGACGGACAAAACGAATACATTCTTGTAATATAAAGGTGGTCAGTAATGTTTGTTTTTCGCTCTGGTGACATCCAAGAAGGAATAGATTTTTTAAATACATATTTACCAAACTTGTTATCGTATTCTTTTATGTCAAAATCATCTTCTAATATAGTTCTTGCTGAGTATTTAAATATTCGTTTTACTTCATGCATAAACTTCATTAGTTCTTTGTTTTGTTTAAATTGAATTAGAGTATTAAACAACATAACAATTTCTGCTTCACTTTTACGACCAGAAGATGCCATTGCATAAACATCTGGATGATTGTTAAACCAAAATGCTTGGCAATATTCACTAATTTTCTTTTTAATTTCTTCAGAGATGTTATGTGGTGAGCCATCAACGAAAAGAACCACCGCATCAGGCACTTTTTGTTTGAGGTTTTCTAATGTCTGAATTGTTTGTAACAATCTATTTTGTTCATTAACAACACCAATGTTAGCGTGTAATGCCGAGGTTACAATGAATAAGTTTTTATTTGGTATAAAGCTCATAATTTTGTTTCATTGATTCTATCATTAACGATTCAATATCTTTGTTTGGTTTCCAATCTAAAAGTTGTTCTGCTTTTTTGGTGCAACCTAAAGAAAACTTTTTAACCTCATTTTCAATTACGAAATCTTGTATTGGCTTGGCACCTTTATATAGCTCATCATAATTTGACCAATACTTAGCAGGTTTCTCAAAACTATATTCAAAACTACCAAAGGCCATTTTAGCATAACGAATGATATCAGAAACAGAAGTTAAAGTTCCTGTGCATACATTGAATGTTTGTCTGTCAGTTCTTGGTAATACTTTTTCAATCATTGACACCACATCATCAACATGAACATAATCTCTTGGATGGTTGCCAGATGAATAGAATGTCATTGGTTCTTTACTTTTAATTTGTCGCACAATGTAATTCATTAGAGGCGGTGATTTACGATGAATGTCTTGTCGTGGACCAAACACATTGAAGAATCTTAGGGTTGTAATATTCATATCATAATTACGAATGTATGATTGAATTGTTTCTTCCATAAGTTTCTTAGACAATGGGTAGAATAACCTTGGCACTACAATTGATTCTTCTTTAAACGGCGCTTCTTTTGGGTCATTGTTTTCATATATTGCTGAAGTGCTAGCAACAATGACATGAATACCTTTTTCACGAGCTGCATTGAGGATATTGACTGTACCGCCAACATTTACATCAATACATTCGCCTGGATCAGATTCACATTCTGGCAAAGAAGTAATTGCTGCAAGATGAATAACAACATCAATATTATGGTAATCAAAATAATTTGATAACTGTTTAGTGAATGTTCTAATGTCACCTTTAATTAGTTGACAGAAAAACTCTCCATTTTCCATTAAGTTTTCTTCATACCCATTATTTAAATTATCATACGCAATAACTTTGTGGCCATTTTGTGTGAGTTTTAATGCTAATGTAGAACCAATACCACCAGCTGCGCCAGTAATAAAAATATTCAAATCAAATCTCCCAAATCTTCGCTGTCTCTTTTGATATTGATAGCGAGAGCAGTAGGGTATGGATTTGAATTTGCATAATCATTTATCAATACTCGTTTGCTATGATGAATACCCATAATTAAAGGACAACCACCGAAACCTAGTTCATCTAACATATCCAATGTCAATTTACCATATTTGTCTGGTCTAGATGTGGTAAAAACAATTTTACACCCTCTTTGTTTTTCTTTTAATAAAGCAGTAATGTTGTCCCACAATGGTTCACATGGCTCATAGTAATCCCACTTTGACTTAACAATCGTGCCATCAATATCACAGAAATAGGTTGGTTTGTTATTATAATCAAACCAATCATCTGCGGTGCCTACATCTGTAAAATTACCAACATTACTTTCAATAAACACGGTGCCTTCTGATATCATGTAATCTACAATATTAGAAACAAATATTTCACTTGTAGTAGATAACTTATCAAAAGCATCAACGAAACTTTGTGCTGTTTCAAATTGATAACCACCAACACAAAAATGATTACTTACAATTCTTTTTTCTACAACAGAATTGATAATGCCTTGGTCATTTGTAAGTGTATAACTTTTAGCACCAGCTGTTCTGATACCTGGATGTTCCGACAAACTTGCAACATAAATTACATTGCCGCCAACCTCTTGTGTTTTATAGAAACCGTCACAATCTTTGATTAGAAGCGAATCTGATAATTTTACTCGGCCTCTTTTGATGGCCTGATAAACTGTATCGGCCGGGCCAGCAGTTGGTTTATCCAACATAACAATGTCAATTTTATTACTAAAAGCTTCTTCTAATTTCTTGCGAGCTTGGTACCTTTCATCATGTTCTTTAAGAATAACAATCGTAACACGATGAACACCAATATAATGTGCGGCCGCATTTTCAACCATCAGGCGACCAGCATAATCGGTCAACAAATATTTTGGTCTCATACCAGGAAACCGTGATGAAGCACCAGCGCAAGGAATAATTACTTCCATAATTTTCTTATCTCACTTTCAACGAATTCTTTATCTGCATCATAATATGTGTAAGGCAAAACTCTCATTAACATCAGTATGAGTAAATAATCATCGTAATAATGGCGATAGGTTTTTAAAGTGTCATCTAATACTTTTAACTTAGAATCAAAATAAAACTTTTCGCCACGGATAAACCACTTACAGGTAATATCTTGGCGCAATTTAGCTAAATCAAAAACATATGAATCATACTCAGTAGTTAGTGGGTCAATTAAAACAAAATCACCCGTTGTTTTATACAATATGTTTTCTAAAGTTAAATCACCATGATACTCTGACGAAGGTAAAAATTTTGGTAATTTATTGTATAACTCATGCCCTCTAAATGGCAGGTCATAATTATCCCAAGGAAAAACAGAAAGTTTTTGTTCGTATATCCTAGAATAATCTTTTTCAATTGTAGTCCATAAAAAACTATCAATTGTGGTTTTTAAAAATTCAGCCAAATCATTTACATTATGATTTGTCAAAAAGGTTTTCATATCTTCATGCTGAATATATTCCATGTCATATGAATCACCATAAATTTCTAATATTTTTGGAATAGGCAAGTTAAGGCGAGAAAGAGCATCATATCTTTCTATATTGCGACCAATACCTCCGGTCTTACGAACAAAGGTCTGACCATCTTTTTGCATCAATTCAACTTTACTCATTGAATGGCCTTTCAGCTGTTTGATTACTTTTGCCAAGATTCAAAATCTTCTCTCAATAATGAATGCCAGGTGCCGTTGTGTGGGCCAGGTGGAAACGGGTGATTGGGGTCAAAGTAAACTAAGTTCTCACCAGTTAAACCTTTTTCACGCCAATTTGCAGCCATCATTTCTTCACCAATCATAATTGTGCCAAGGTCATAAAACTTGTTAATTTGATTAAAACAATCTGCATATTTGTCCATATTTTCAGGTGAAGAAAATGCAAACTGGTCATTACCAAAATCTCTCTGTGGTGTCATACGACAATTTGGTATGTAAAGTTTGGTGCTATCTAACTCTGCAAAAGGAATTACCACATTTAGTGCGAAATCATAACGAGAACGAATTACCCAATCGTATTTTGTTGTAGATGCTTGTCGCAGTTCGTTTGCTTTCATCAGAGAGTAAGTGAGATTCCATGCTGCACGAGCAGGGTCTTTTACTTTCCAATTTGGTTGTGGTGGTGGAACTCTTGTGTATTTTGATAGGTCATTTGTTAATGATTTTTCAATCATCAACGCTGTTGGATTATAAAGCGAAATATCTTCAACTCCATTTGTATCCCACACATGGCAAAAAACATCTACATCATAATGGTCTAATAGATTTTTTTTGTGGTATTCATAACCTTGTTTGACACACCTTGGCTGTCCACTCAAACACAATGCAATTTTCATTTCAACCACCTATCATTTGCCAGAGTCCAGTTTACAACCTGTTCAATACGCTCACTCAAAGCAATCTGTGGTTCCCATCCCAATGATTTCATATATTCACCACTCAATGAATATCTAAGGTCATGGCCTGGCCTTGCAGAATGAAAATCATTCATTTGATAATGCAATTCTTTACCTTGCACTTTAGCAATCATCTGTGCTAAAGTAAGATTATCAATTTCTTCTTTACCAACAAGGTTAAATTTAGGACATTTGGCACCACCATAATCTTTAGAAAATGGTCCTTGTAAACTCAAAACATGAAGTAGACCATCTGCTACATCTTTTGCGTGAATGTAATGGCGAGAACCTGCCTTGGTCTTTGTTGGGTCAGAATGAATCATAATTGTTTCACCTGCACGGACACGGCGAATACATAACGGAATGTATTTCTCTGGATGCTGACGCTCGCCAAATACATTCATCGTATGTGTAATGTATAATGGCATCTTATAAGTGTTTTCAAATGCGACACAAATTTCTTCTGCGGCAGCTTTAGAAGCTGAATAAGGGTTTGTTGAGTTATACCTGTCTCGCTCGCCATAATAAACGCCTTCTGGTGCAGGACCAAACACTTCGTCAGTAGAAAAATAAACAAATCTTTCTAGATTGCGTAGGTTTCTTGCGTAGTTTAAAAGGTTGGTTGTACCAACCACATTGTCCATCACAAACTCCATAGGGAATTCAATTGAACGGTCAACATGAGAACCTGCGGCTAAATGTAAAATAATATTTACATCGCCAAGCAAACTAATAATCTGTGCATTTAGTTCTGCTCGTAAATCATGGTAAACAATTTGAACTCTCTTTCTATCTTGCGGTGTAAATTGTTGCATCACATCTGCAAGACGATTTAGATTACCAGAAAAGTCCAAACGGTCTAATGATACAATCTCCCAATCAGTTTTTTGTATCAATGTTTCAATCAGATGGTGTGCAATAAAACCTGCACCACCAGTTACTAATACTTTTTTAGCCATATTTTGCCTCTATCACATTTTTCCAATAAGGAATTCTATCATACTGATGCACAATTGTAAAGGGTATATTGGCAGATGTTGTGATTTCACCATTTTCCATTTTTGGTTCAGGTTCTACCAATAAAGGTCTAAACTGTTCTATTTTAGATGGATCCGCTGTTGTGCCAAGTTGTGCAGCCCAAGCATCTTCAGACCTCAAATACACGGATGTTTTTCTAAACCATGTGCTTTGAATCATAAAGTTAAAGGTTGATTGGTCACAAATAGGAATTGGTCGGCCAATAGCTGCAGCAAAGATATTGATAAACAATTCTTTCATCGCTTGACCTGTGCCAGCCAAAACGCCAACATTATAAATTTCATTACCTTTATAATGGTCATAGATGTAATTGCCATATGTGTCCATTAGGTTTTGATTTCCCCATGGTTCATCAAAGTAACGCAAAGATTCTGAAGCAAACATCAACTCTTTATCATCATTGAGTGTTTTTTCAATATAGTCAATTGGGTTACGCTGAAACACCACATCTTTTACATCTGTAGTGATGACATAGCGATACTCTCTTTTTTCTAAGAAAGCGTGCATATGTAGAAAGCGCTCTACATGAACAGGAATACTTGATTGGTATACTAAATTTCCATTGTCATCTTGTTTGGTGCCAACGACAATGAACCCTGCTTCTTGGACTTTTTTTATGGTGTCTCTATCGCAGTTGAGAAGAACCAGGACCTTATCACCTTGGAATCCTGATTTGTTGATTGAGTTGACCCAATATTTTAATTTGGACCAATCATAGTTGGTACTTGTGCCGATTATCAAATCTTTCATAATAAACCTCAGTTGTTATTAATTACTTATGCTTGTTATAATCCTTAAATCGTTTTATTCCTTGGCCAGGTGTTGCATTTTGATAATTTCGCCGTAGTGTATCTGTTCCCCATTGGCCAGCACCAGCAACAGGCAAAATATCTGGCTTTGCTTCTTCTTTTACACTCTTATGCAACTTCATGCCAGTAACTTGTTGAATGTGGTCCCAAGCTTTACCACTTTCTTTATTCTTTATATGTTGTTGAAGTTTCTTTTTTTGTTCTGCATTGGCTTTTTGGTGAAATCTCATTAGTTCCATCATACCAATGTTGCCAACATATGCAGCTTCATCTACCTTACTTTTAAACATTAACCCCTCGTCAAAGTAAGAATCTTTTGCATTTGTTTTTCAATAATTGGACCACGGTTTGGCCAATGAATATATGGTTGATTAGCTGACTTATAAAGGTTAGTAAGAAAAGGCATAATAATCTTTTCTACCTGTGCTAACCTAGCTTTGTATTCTTCTACAGTTTCATCTTTCTCAGCAATAACTGCTTGATATTCAGCTTCATCAACTGTAGTAAACCCAAAGTCATCTTCACCATACTCTGCTAAAATTTTAGTAATATCGTATGCCATTATTTGTCCCAATTCTTTGCAGCATTAAAGTTTGCTTGACTAAATTCTAATCGGTCAACCAATTTAACTGCATTACCTTTTAACCTATCTACCGCAACAAACCCTTCTGGTGCAGTAATTCTGAAACCATCATCAGTTTTTACAAATGTACCAATTGATTTGACAGTTTCTAATTTACGAACAATCATTAGTTTTGCATCTACTAACAGATTTTGTAAATCAAATATAGACCTTAATTGTCCTGCATTTTGACGGAAGAACCGCATAATTTCCGTTTTAGCTTGTATACGCTTTCTTTTTGCTTCTTCTTTTTTTACATCAGCAATATCTTTATTTAGCTTCGCCTCAACCCAGCGAATCAATTCCAATGTATGTTGATTTGTATTGGTAATTTTGGCACCTTGGCGAACTTTAGCATTATTAAATGTTTTGATATAAGTTTTAATTACATCATTTGAAGCAACACGATTCAATACCATAGAACTAATACTCTGAAAGGTCCTGCCTGCCATAGAAAGTATGGTTGTCAATTGCTTCGTTTCTTCTTCTGTGAATGTGGCAGAACCAGAGGTATCAACAAATGACGCATCACGGAACCAAACATCTTTAGTATTTGTGAGACCGCCAATATCAACATTAAAAGAGGCCTTCATATCCTGCATCTTCTTACCTGTATATGATGTATGAAATACCACACCAATTTGAGCATCTAACATTGAACGAGCAAGTTTCGTATCTGATGGCACAGCATAGACAATCGTATTTGGTTGAAAGATAATGTAAGATTGATTATCAATTACTTGCTTATCAATATCACCTTTTGTAAACATCATATCGCCTTGCAATATGCCTTTGATGCCGAGTTTTGGTAGATAGCGTAGTGCTACTTTAAGTTTTTTATTAAGGCCTTCTGTTGGATGGTTGTTATCAATATCTTCATCTGTATAATTTAATTTTGGGCTGACATTGAATACACCTTTGGTGCCAACAAAGAATTTACCATTTTCTGGATTAATACCAGCAAAAATAGCAGGTGCGCCATCCCACTTCGTAGTAATATTCACTTTTGATTCAGCATGACCTGCCAACATATTACGGAGTGATTGTAGAAAGTTAATGGCGGACCTGGCACCAGTTACGCCAAAATTTAGAACTTCATCCTCAATATGCTCAAGGTGAACATTCTTACCTTCTTTACCTTCGGTTAAAAATTCTGTGAAATTCATTAGCTATACTTTATAAAAATACTACTATTTTTTGTTGCTGATGAAGCATACTCAAAAATATATTTACAAAATGCATCTTCTTTTTTTGATTGTAATACTGCATATACTAAACTAATTCCAAGATATTTGGACATCCACCAAGTTTTATCTTTTCGGTGGCCAGCTTTTGCCTGCATTATTAAGTTGTCTAAATTATCTTTTGATTTTGATAAGTATTTAAACATCATAGCAAATTCTTTAAAGTCAGAATCTTTTGGCTTTTCAATTGGCACTTGATTTGGTTGTGTTAATTTAGTTCTAGGAACTCCCGCTTCTATAGCACCAGACATTACAACTCCGCCGCCAATTTTTCCACCTGCAGCGCTTTTACCTTTAATTTCTCCTTGCCAAGAAGATGGTTGTGGTCTGCTAGAAAAATTACGAAACTGAATTTCACCGTCAACGCCTTCTGATTTGTATTGTATGTAGATATCTTTTGAATCAAACATATTTGCGCCGAGTTTTATTCCTTTAAACTGTGCTATAAGTGGTTTACCATTATTAAAAATTTTAGAATGTGCTTCAGTTGCTTTAGGGTCTAATTTTTTTAAAGAAATACCAATTAAATTGGTTTTTGCAAATTCATCATAGATGTAACGGTTATAATCTCTAAGGGTTGGCCAACCATCCTTTAATTTAAAATCTTTTTTGGCCATCCAAATATCAGCAGGATTCCATTTATCATCACCAGTAATTCCACTATCTTTTTTAAATTTTCTCCATTGATTGTAAATGGAATCTACAAATCTACCTCCACGGTAAAACTTAAATCTTTTTCCTGTTTTAGCTCCAGGAACTTCTTCAAAAATTTTATTTGCTGTTTTTACGATGCTGAGAAACCATTTTTCGTCAAGGCCTTTCATACATTGTTTTAGTGTTCTATCGCAATCAGCATCAGCAATTGTTCTTTCTGTAACCTGAGATATATCGCCAAGAGGTTTACCATAGTGTTGTCTAGTTGCACAAGCATATGCTTGCAAAGATTCTGCTAATGCAGTTACTTCTGCACCAGCACCAGATTGACTTGAAGTATCAGTATTGACTTTAGTAGGAATTTTCATATTCATGTATTTATCCTACTACGATTAACGGATAATGTCAATCTCTTTATCGCCTGTCCACACCTCTATCTCTGTTCTCAGTCGGTTTTCTGTCTGAAGTGTTGTAAATCTACTACAAGCCTTCTTTTTCCACCATTCTATGATATTCTCCATGTGAAATTTATCATAGTTTTCCTTGTCTGGTACAAGTTTATCTGACTTTCCAATCACCACATCTTTGAAGTTAGAAAAACCATAGTTTGAATAGTAGTATCGTTTTCTTTCAGTCAAACCTTTGGCTTTCTGGATGGTGGCCATAAATGTGTCATAATCACTCTTATGGTTCTTTAATGCAGCCTTCGTCATCGCAATAATCGTATTGCTAATCTTTAGTTTGCGACTAGAAGCATCAGCAGGAACAAATTCACCAACAATACCTTCAACATATTCTTTTAAATCTTCATATGGTTTGCCATGCATCATTGGTAAAAAATCAGATTCAGTTACACCACCAAATCTTAGATAAGGTTTCATACCATCATATTGAGATACGGACTTTGTGGTGCCATACAAACTGGTGGTTTCAAACAAGCAAGTATTCATACCATACTTCTTGTTCAATATCTCACGCACTTCATGTGAACAACAGATACCTGCCAGCAATTTACCACCAAGATAATTGAAACCAAAAGGTTGCGCTGGTACAATTACAAAACCCATCGCAGCAGCACGATTGAAAGCCTTGGTTGTTTCTAGTTCATTTGTCATTACACAACCAAGAAGTTCATTTCTTGGCTTCATCATAATTGTTGGAGAACCAAGACGAATGAAACCAACCCATTTCTGAGTTTTCTTTTCCATTACAGCCAAGCGAACATTACGGCCAGGTGATGATAGATTATTGTGTGATGAAATAATATCCAGATATAATTGCCATCTAGCCGATTCTAGTTCAACAACCTCAAACTCCATATCTTGTGGGTTCATGGTAAAATCATCAAACAAATCTGCTTCTGGTCCACAACCTGGCAAAGCAAATGGCATTTCTGCGAGAGAGTTTAATTTCTGCTCTCGCATATACTCATCTATTCGGTTGAAATCACCAAAATAATCTTCAAAAACCTTGGCACAATGCAAGGCCTGGTCATAATTTAAATTCATACTTTTAGACCATCAAAATTACGATTAAATTTGCTTTCTCTTGTGCCAAATGTATTGATTGGGCCTGTATCTTCATCTTGACCAGAATCAGTAATGCCCTGTTGTGCTGAATCTTCTGCATCATATAGTCGCATTTTTGACCTGTCAACACCAACTACAAATCGTTTGAAGGCATTTGGGTCACTATAACGATTCTTTAATTGTTTGACAAGAATCTGATTCAGACCTTCTAGTTCTTCATTTGAAATCAAAGCAAACATAAAATCGGCCGTTGCAGGCAGACCAAACGATTCACTTGTATCTTCCAAGCCAGGGTCTGAATTGGTGAAACCGCTTCGGGTTGTTTGTGTCGCAGAAACAATAGGTAGGTTGTTTTCAACGGCAAGACCACGCAATTCTTCAGCAATAGATTTAATGTAAGTATAACTGTTGACATTGCCGCCTGGTTTGATTCGTGCTGATGAACAGATGTTTAGATAATCAATAAAGATAATATCTGGTCTGAAATTCTTCTTCAGAGCAAGTTCGTTTAGCAAAGCACGGAAATGTAGTGCAGAAGCGCTGGCAGTTGGATATTCTTTGATGATAAGTTTACCATGAGTTTTGGTTCTGAGGGCTTCAAACTTGCGCTCATAATCAGATTTACTCATCGTATGAAGTTCATTGAAATCAGCATTGAGTAAGTTCGCATCAATACGCTCAGCAATCTTTTCTTCGGCCATTTCTAGTGTAATATACAACACATTATGGCCTTGTGACAAACAAGAGCCTGCCATGTGACACATAAACAATGATTTACCAACACCTGTGCCTGCAAGAGCAATATTCAAAGTTTTAACTGGCAGACCGCCTTTAGTAATCTTGTTGAAAATATCCAAATCAAAACGAATACGACTTTCAACACGGTGATAGAAGTCATATCGGTCATCAAAGTCATTCATGTAATCGTGACCAACATTACTGTCAAATGAAACACCAAGAGCATCAGCAAGAAGTTTTGGTATTTCGCCTTTTGATTTTTTGGAGTTTTTGTCATCAAGGATATGCACAGATTCCATGATGGCATTGTAGATGGCTTTATCTTGGCAAAACTTTTCTGTTTGCTCAGTAATCCAAGACAACTCTACAGTTTCATCTTTTGATTCTTTGATTTCGTTGAGAAGTTCAATCGCCGACCTTACTTGTGGTTCGGTCAGCGATTTACTTTCGGTAAGGTTGATTACAAGGGCTTCGTGTGACGGAAGATTCTTGTATTTGTTTGTAAATTCAAAAACTTCTTTGAAAATGATTCTTTCGGCATCTTCACCAAAATAATCAGAACGAATAAAAGGAATTACTTTTCTTGTGAAAGCCTCATTGTAAATTAAATTCTTCAGAATTATCTGTTCTAATCTGTTCATCTGCCTTCGCTTTATTCAATACTAATTGTTGTAAGATATCACCCATAATTGTAACAAATCCTTCGTCATTTTGCAAGAGGTCTATGTCGTGTTTGCCTGGATGAACGATTGTAAAACCAAATTGTAACCTAGCAAAGCCGTTATCTTCAACTACCCTGGCTTTATGGTAATGGTAAACTACGCCTTCATACTCGCCTTTTAGAACTTGTATACCAGTAAGGTCACTATCTTTGAATTCTATGAAAGCGTAGTCAACTCCTTCTTTAAGCACTTTCGGTTTCCTCCAACTCTGCATCTTGTCCGAGAATACTTCCAAAAGCAATAGAGTACCGTTGCTTAATGTATTCATTAAACTTCTTATCATTTAGAATATCCTTCCAAAATTCTTTTGAGTTGGTGTCTGTCTCACGCAGTTTAGCACCAAGCTCACCACTTTTCTGGTCAACTTTTGCATACCAACCAGGCGATGGCTTCTGAACAAAACCTCCTTCTAAAGCAATTTCTAAAAGACCAGAGTATTTCTGAATACCGCCATCAAATGAAACAGTAATAGGAATTTTAGATTTCTCACGCACATAACGAGATTTTTCAACATTGATAATGAAGTTGTAACCAGTAATTTCACCGCCATTTTTATCTTGTTGACGACCAAGAATCCAAATTGTATCAGCAGAGTAATAAGAACCTGTACCACCACCAACAATATCTTTAGGGAACATACCAATTTCTTTGTAAGTGTGATTGACAACAACCATTGGAACATCTTTGATTGTTAGGTGTGGTGTAATCATACGGAACAATGACTTGATTTGTTTGGCACGGGTCATATCTGCAACAGATTTACCTTCTAACGAATCTTCAACTTCTTTGCGTGATGCCAAATTACCAATTGAATCAATGACAATAATCACTTTGTCATCTTTGTCAAGGCCTTGCAACTGATTCATAATATCATGTTTCAATTCTTCAATGTCAGTAATTGGTGTATGAAGAACTCGGTCCATATTGATGTTAAATGTTTCAAAATATTTTTGTGGTGTGCCAAATTCTGAATCATAAAACAATACGACAGCTTCTTTATATTTTTTCATATAAGAAGATGCCATCAAAAGAGCAAATGCTGTTTTGAAGTGTTTAGATGGACCTGCAAGCATTGTAAGTCCTGGTGTTAGGCCACCATCTAATTGTCCAGATAGTGCCACATTGACCATCGGCACATCTGTTTGTATCATATCTTTTTCATTAAAGAATTTTGATTTAGCAAGAATAGACGAATCTTTAATCGTTGTATTCTTTTTTAATTTATCTAGCAAACTCATATTAAAAAGTGCCTCCATCCATTTTGGTAATCTTTGATTTGGGAATAATTTCGTTACTTGTTGTGTCCAAATAAGGATTAAATTTTACACTATCCTCAGGTGGTTTGTCAAGTGGTTTTACTTGCTTTCTGGTAAATTTTGGCCATCTTATTTGTTTTTGGTGTGGTTTTAATTTACGGTAACTCTGTTGTGATGCTATAAGAAGTAACACGGCAAGTGGGTCAAAAACAATAATGATTGTAATGATTACTGCTCTTACAGCTTTATCTATGAATGAAGGGTCATCTTTATCATAGAACATTTCGGCGATATACTTAATTGGACCAATCTCTGCCGCCAATTTGTTTTCTTCTGCCATCAAAGGCAGTTTTTCGTTTGTAATTCTTTTTAATTCTGTTTGTGTTTCTTGTATCTGCCTATCAATACGAGCTGATGCTGTAGCTGGGTCGCCTGCTCTCTGTAAAAGATATGTCAACCTTTCTTTAGCAATTTTTTCTTGTGTCTCTAATGTTTTAAGTTGAACAGAATTGGCACCAAGTGTGACATTAGATTCTAGGTGAGCTTTTGAAAGGTAACCAAAGATACCCATTGATGTTATAATCATTAGCAATATAACAGCAGTCAAAAAATAATATTTCATTATTCTTTTTGTTGTATTCCAATTATTATACACCCAAGAAACAGTAACGAGTTTAGCAAGCTCTAATACTGAACCCATAACTACGATTGGCCAAAATGAACCAGGAAAGATTTGCGCTAAACCAATTACAGAATAAAAGGCAGCTATAGCAGATAATGCTAACGCTGTGATTAAAGGAAAAATTACTTGTGTCATGGGTTATTTGGATGGTGAGGCACATCTATTACAAATGTGATTCTTGTTTCTTCACCAATATTCTCTGTGCCATGTGATAGTTTATTATTGAACCAAAGAAATGTTCCTGGTTCTACGATAACGGATTCTCCGCCAACTGTATACTTATAACGACCTTGTATTGAAAGGTGATATCGGTCTTTCGTGAGGTAATATGTTCCCCAATCTATGTGTTGACCGACTATCTTTTTTGGCGGCAAAGCCAAAAAAGCACACCGAGCAAAACGACCAAATGTTTTCCAAGCCCAGCGTAACACTTCTGTATGACGGCTACAAGCAGATGTGGGTATGCAGATTTCAGAATTACGAACATCTTGGCCAACCTCTGATATTGCACCAACCATCAATTGTAATACTTTAGCACTTACAAGGTTGGTATTAGGGTCAAGCATATCTCTATGTTCCATTTCTGTTTGGATACCCCAATCTTTTGGATACATTTCTAACTGTTCTTTGATTTTACTTACATCAACACCAGTTTGTATAATGCGAATATTATCCAAAGAAATCCTCCAATGAGTTTTGTTTCTCTGTTTTCCAACCCATACAATCCAATACGACACGAATTGGTTCTAAAAAGGCTTTCTCAAATTGCATATCATAATCAATAAACTCTTGCAAACCCATTTCTTTTGGCAGTCGTTGAGGAAAACTGATGACAGTATCTTTGATTGGGTTAGGCATTTTCAGATAAGCAAACTTTAATTTCTCACCTTCTTGTATCATTGGATACTTGTTCTCTAATTTCATTTGTTTAATATGAAAGTTGTATAGAATGGCACCCTTTACATGAATTGGTGTGCCTTTTTTATACAATGTAACTGAATCCGAATACTGTGCAATGCCATTACAACCTCTTGGTGATGAGATATCTTCTGGCGGAAGTTTCATAAATTCTTCTTTGAAAGTTGAGATAAACTCATGCACATCTTCTTCGGTGCCCATCATCATTAGGTTCAAAACATATTTCATCTTTTCACGGATAACAGAAGGTGTAGATGATTTGACCATCTCTAGACCCATCACTTTGAGTTTTGGTTCTTTGTAAACAACACCTTCGTTATTAAATACATTTAGCGCATAGCGTTTTTTGGCAGTCCATAGACCTTTGTCTGCCAACGCTTCACGCTTCATTTGCATTTTTTGTGAGTGTGCGTGAACATAATCAGCAAGTTCTTGGTAGCTTTCATCAATAAATGGTTGAATTTTATCTTCGCATACTTTGTCCATGAAGGTGATAATTGCATTAGTGTCCGTCTTTTCTTTATACACCTTATCAACGAGCTCACCAAGACGGAGATAAATGCTGTCTGTATCTGAAGCAATAACATAATCTTTTTCCGTTTTTAATAATTTGTTCATAAATTGATTGAGTTTCTTCTCAATCCAACGAATACTTAATTGACCTGCTTGTGTAACTGCAAGTGCCTGACGCAAATCATAGAAACGAAAGTATTGTGAGCCAAGAGCACCATAAGCAGAGTTTAGCGAAACTTTCTTTGCAAGTTGTAGATTGTTATATCGTGCAATGAGTTTTTCTAGTTCTGCTTTTTTCTTCTTATCAGTTTCAACTTGATAATCTTGTTGTGCCTTAATCATCAGTTTCTTAAACTTTTTTCGGTCCTCATACATTTCTTCCATCATCTTAGGAAGAAAACCTTGTTTACGAGTTGTAAAGTATTGACCGTTTGGTGTCAATGTAACACCTTCTAGTTTGCTTGTATCAACTTTCATATCAAGCATCTTATCAACACTTACACCATCAGAAATAATACGCCGCATTTCTAGTGTGTATTCGTGAGGTTCAATAATTGTTTCTGGTGAAATATTGTATTGAATCAACAAATGTGGATAAAGAGAGTTTAGGTCAAACGATGCAACCCAATCGTGCTTACCAACTTGTGGTTCTTTGACATATGCGCCTTCAAATGCAGAATCTTTTTCTTTGCGTTCTTTTGGTGGCACAATAATCTTTTGTTCCATCAAATAACAATTGATTAGAGAATCCCACATACGAGTTTGAGCAAACACATCTTCAAAGTTCGTTTTAGTGTCATATGCCAGAGTTACAGCCAACTCAATCAGTTTCAACTTATCTTCTAGTTCAACAATAAGTTCCACATCTTTGATATTATACTCAATAAACTTTTGATAGTTTAGTTTATACAATTGATGCAGGTTGTCATACTCAGAATAATCTAGTTTGTTTGTGCCTAGTTCAACTGAAGCAATGTGGTCAAGTTTGTAGGACTCTTGTGATTTACCAGAGGGAGCATACCAGCGGTATAACTCAATATAATCAAGACAAGAAACACCGAGAATCTCATATGTTGTTTGTTTTTTACCTTTAATAATTTTTTCACGCTCTGCAAGACCACCCCATGGAGATAGTTTTTTGGTCAAATCTGGCCCAAGAATTCTTTGCATACGATTGTGGAGATACGGAATATCAAAGAACTTAATATTCCAACCAGACATAATATCTGGTGTGTTTGCTTCCCAATCCATCAGGAAGGTTTTAAGTAGGGTATATTCGTCTTGGCACTTGATATAGTCAACATCATCACGGGAATTGTCAAAATCCCCACATCCGTAAACGCTTAACCTTTTATTTAGTCGTTTTACAGCTACGGCGGTCACCGGTTCGCTGGCGGTGGCTGGGTCTGGGAAGCCGTTCTCTGACCCAACCTCAATGTCAATGATGGCTATGTCAAGGTCTTTGATGTCCCAATCTATGATACCCTTCTGAGTATCAGCGATATAGGCATACTCAAGCCTGGTATTACCAAACATCTTAAAGTTTTGAACTTCTTCATACCGTTTGATGAACTCTTTAGCCTCACGGATAGAGCCAAACGATTTAGGTTCTAGCACATCGCCCTGTAACGAGCGCCATTCGGTATTCTTGTTAGTGGGAAAATACAAAGTCGGAGAGTATTCAATCTTCTGCTTTACTCTCCGACCGTTGTTGATGCCTCGGTACATAATGTGATTACCAAAGCAGAGAACATGGGTGTAATATTTTTTAGACATTCATATATTATATCAGATTTTAGGAATAGATGAGGCAATCTGTATGCCACTTCCGAACATTTTGTTATATTGATTTACTAATTCACGGCTTGGTGTAGTAAGACAAAGAACATCGTCCATTGATACTTTAATGCCTGTATTGAATTCTTCAGCATATTCTAAAAATGGTGCGAAGCCCATCATTGGGCCTTGTTGTGTTGGTTGCACAATCACCTGAACAGGCTCTTTCATAGAGATTTCTTTTTCTCCTGTGCAATCAATCTCAGCCAGAATTGTTTGGTTTGTTTTGAAGGTTATAAGTTTAACAGTCATACACGAACCTCCGTATCAGCTGACAATACACCAATTGTAACCCAGCGTTTTGGAAAAAGCATCTCACGCCCTTGGAAGTCCTTCATGTCATAGGTCGGGTCTTGCATCCAACCAATCACTTCAACACTATTGTCAAATTCACGAAGCGCCAAATCATACTTCTCGGCCCGAGGCATTTTGTTTTCAATGGCTAGTTTTTTTGCAAGTTCACGAATGTTCATTCTTTTCTTTCTTCAAAGTCATAAAAAAAATCATTGTTATTTCTAGCAGAGTGTTTATTGAATTTCTCTACAGAATATAACTTTGTTGCTATTTTAAAATCTGGTCGTTTAAATTCAGGTACAGTCAAAGATGCATCATAGAAAAGGGTCTTGTTATTTGGTTGTGCCGCATACTGACCATTATCTAATTTGATAAAGTTGTAACTTTTGTGTTCTTCAACTGTTTCAGAAAATCCTGTATTCAAATAACCAGGGTCGTTTTGGCAAAAATCTACGGTGAACATATACTCACCGAAGTGCCATGTTCTGTCTTTGTCCAAGAATTTGCATTTCAACATTCGCAAATTATCTTTTTCAATTACAGTAACATTATAACTCAAACAGTCCCATATTTGCAAGTAGTCCAAAGGCAAAGTTGCAGTTTTAAGGTCTGTTTGCCGTGATACAAAAGCATGGAGAGGAAGTTTATCATATAAAGCACCATAATTAGGCAGAAGTGCTTCAATGCGAAAGGCTTGGCCTTTGATACATTTGATTGTCATCCAAATGCAAGGTTCATATTCTCCATGACCTTTTTCAAAATCATAGAGAAACTCTTTCTTAACGAAGCATTGAACTGGTGGTAGATTATGAACGAGAAATGCCATTAACTATTTAACACTTTTGCAACGGAAGTAATAACTGCTGCAATTCTACCAATGTCACGCAACTGTTCAACAGTCATACCTTCTTTCTTCAAAGTATCATAGTGTGCCTTAACACAGAAATGGCACTTGCCAACAATACTCGCAGCTAAACTGTAGGCTTCAAAATTGGCCTTCGTTGTTCCGCCGTGTGTTGCAATAGCGTTCATACGCAATTGTGCTGGCAAACCAGAAAGGTTAGGGTCATTTACCATTTCAACATATGGATACCAAACATTGTTCATACCCATAAGTGAAGAAGCGGTCAATGCTGCGTCACACTCTTTGGCATCCTCCAAACCTGACTGTATAAAGGCAACGAGTTTTCCATTGCCTGTTGCCATAGCAGCGGCCAAGGCACAGCCTTGAGCAACAGTAGCATCAAGAGTGCTACGATTGATAACAGAATCCAAATTGAGTTTAGTGTCTTTCGCATATTCAGGCAAAGCCTCCTTTATTTGGTCAACCCAACTCATAGTGTTTCACCACCAACGGTGCGATTACAGGCACACAATTCACCAGTTTGCAGAGCATCCAATACACGCAGAGTTTCTTCTGGTGAGCGACCAACATTTAGATTGTTGACAGTAATGTGTTGAATAACATTCTGTGGGTCAACAATAAATGTTGCACGGAGAGCAGCACCGGCAGGGTTGAAGAACACACCAAGTTGTTCTACGAGGCTACCAGAAACACATCTGTCTTTAGACCAAGAAGCTTCTCTTTGCGTATCAGCAAACTGAATGTGTTTAATCTTTTTCAAATCTTCATGTGCATTTTGCCAAGCCAATTTACAAAACTCATTGTCTGTTGAGCCCGTCAGCAATACAGCATCACGGTCTGCAAAATCTTGGAATAGTTTATCATAAGCCACAATCTCTGTTGGGCATACAAATGTGAAATCTTTTGGATAGTAAACGATTACTTTCCATTTACCAGAAAAAGATTCTTCCGTAATATCAAAAAACTTATCTGAACCAGGATTAATGCCGGTTACGACAAACGGTTCAATCTTATCACCTACTGTTTTCAATTCAATTCTCCTTAATAGTTAAAGTTTATTAGGTTTATGACCTTAATAATACTTATCAATATTGTAACACAAAAACCATCATTTGTCTAATATTATTTTTTTATAACTGCTATCTATTTTTTCAATAATCGTTCATTTTTGGTAAGATTGGTAATAATTACAGATTTGCCTTTTAACTGATAATCTAGCTTATCTCCTGGCCGCCAATCTAATTCTTTTACTAATTCATCTGGTAATTGTATAATTGCGTCACCAAAACAATCAATTGCCAAAACTTTGGTTGTATATGTTTTTTTATTGGACATTTGTAACTCCTATTCCACACTTTTGAAGAAAAGAAATGCCTGAGGTGTCACGATAATGATTTTTAAACCAAACATTTTTAACACCAGCCTGATGAATTAACTTAGCACAATCTAAACAAGGCGCATGAGTGATAAACATATCAGAGCCGTCAGTTGAGTTTGTTGAGCGTGCCACTTTTGCGATTGCATTTGTCTCGGCATGAAGCACTTCTGGTCGTGTAATGTTTTCTTCTGTTTCACAATTATTGTCCCAGCCACTTGGCATTCCATTATAACCAATACCAATAATCGTGTTTTCTTTTACAATGACACAACCAACTTGTAATCTTTTAGCTGATGAAAGTTCTGCATATGCTTGTGCAGCTTTCATATGAGCAGAGATGAATTTTTCTTTCAATTTAAAAACACCAAAGGTACTTCTGCTTTTCTTAAAGAATTCGCAAAGATAAAAAACGGAACAAACCTCTCATTTAGAAAACCAGGGTATCTCCAAGGAAGAGGTTCAGAGGTTACTTGTTGCGTTGGATAATTGTTTGGACTATTAGACCAAATGTATTCCATAATCTGAAAATATTCACTCACTAATTTTTTAAATAGGTCTTTACGAACAATGTAAACTCCTTCAAAACTAATGATGTTATTGGTTGTAAACCAACTCATGTGTTTTTCGTATGACGGATTTACTTTGACAATAGCTTGTTTAAACAAATCCCAATATACCTTAGGTTGTGATTGCAGGTATTGTTCTTCAATGTTTACATTAATTGTTCTAGCACGATTGATAATTATATCAACAGAATCCAATAATTTTGAAGCTGCTTCCAATTGCTCATCTGAAGTTAAATATTTTACAGATTCTTCATTGGCTGGCATTGTAACCTTTTCGTGTGGGTTATTATGAGCATCCACAATAAAAAGGTAACGGCGATATGACCCAACACCAACATAATCTGGCATATCATAACCTAAATTTGATACATAACAATCGGTTGCTTGTTGGCCAATAGCCCGAAGAAATTCATTTTCTGAAATGCCAGAATAATAATGACGATATTTTAAAATGCCGCCAAGTGTAACATTAATAAAGGCACCTTTATCAGATGGTGGGTGCCATTCATACGGCCCGGTACCTCCAGCATAACACGCTTTGACCCAAGAAGAATCAAAATTAAAAGGAAAATCTTTGTGAAGGTGCATAAACATTTTTATGTTCTTCATTATTCTTCCTTAGGTGTGCTTTTGCTTTTCTTTTCTGATTTGACTGGAATAGAGCCAATGATTTGTGCTTCAATCATGGCTTTTTTAAATTGATTTGGATTGGTGCAGAGTTTACCTGCCATCATCCGTTTGGTTGTTTTACTCAACCGAAAGTTTTTATCACGCTTTGTCATAATATCTCCAAGTAAAGCGGGGCAGAGCCCCGCCGAGTTATGCTACTTTCTTCTCTTGTAGAAGTTGTGGCTTAAACTCTTTAAGTTCATTACCAATTTCAATCTTGCGTGGTTTCTTGTGCTCAGGAATTACATTCTCTAAACCAACACGCAAAATGCCATCTTTAAACTCTGCACCACGAACTTCAACGGTGTCAGCAATGGTCAATTGTTTTGTAAATGACCGAGTGCCAATTCCACGATGCAGATAATTCACTTCAACATCTTTATCTTTCCTTTCACCTTTGATAGTGAGGGTTCCATTTTCTGTTGTGATTTCAATTTCATCTTTACTGAAACCAGCAATAGCAAGCTCAACGACATAATGCGTTTCGTCTAGCTTAATGATGTTATGTGGTGGGAAAGATTGGGTTACTTTTGTAATATCTGTAGCCAAAAGTTTTTCAACATCATCAAAGAAACGCTCAAAACCCAAAGTTGTATGAGCCAAAGGCCCAAAAGAAATACGACTAACCATTTTTTATCTCCTATTAAGCGAGTTAATCAAATTGCGGCCCATTAGGCGCCGCACCATTATTTATTCAAAAATCAATAATCGTTTGGTTTTTTGCCAATGTTATATTTGGCAATTAAATTCCAATCGTCTTTCTCTTTGAATGAAATAATTTTTATCTGGTGTAGAGGTGCAATATTACCTTCTATCAACCTGCGATTCAATATTTTAATCAAACCCCATTCTTCTAGCAAATTTGCAATAGCATTCCGTCTTTGAATGTCATTCTCAGATATGTTAGAAGGCTTGCCATCTAAAGCAAACAACTCTTTAAAATGCACAATATAATACTTGCCTTGTTTATGAAGAATGTGGCAAGATTGATATAATACTTTTTCTTTCCGTGAAGATACACCAATCCGAGTAAGGGTTTCTCTTACTTTCAAAAAATCATCTTGTTCGTTGAGCGAAACCTCAATGAACTGTGTCAAATCTACCATTTCATTTCCTTAATCCACCGGTATCGGTTTGTTCTTTTAATTGTTGGATTTGGTCTTTGCTTAGTAGACGGAGTGCCTCACGGGCTTTTGAATCGGAGAATCCATAGATTTGTTTTATACATTCTAAATCATCACTTTTCTCAGCCTTAACCCACTTCGCAAAGGGTCTCTTTTGAGACCTGACGGTATTTAGTAAAAAGTCATTCTGCAACTTTTTGTCTAAAAAATGACGGCGGTTCATCTCATTTGCATACAAAACGCAATCTTTATGGTAGGATAGAGAGCGATTTACGATGAAAGGGTTATATTCTTTCTCTGTAAGGTCGTCAACAATTAATTGTTTTTTACCTTGTAAAATTTCTTTAACATAGTCAAATGGGTTCATAATATAAAATCAATCAAAGTTTGTTTTCTTTTCCATTCTGTTATTGGTCTAACAAAAGGAAGTTTCAATAAACTATCAATGTTACCACACATATAGTCATCATTCTTAATTTTTTTACCGCCTTGCTGATGACCAAATATGTCGTTGGTTGTTTCTAAAACTTTACAGAAATCTTGTTTTGTAAACCATACAAATATGCTTTCTTTTTCGGTTGGATTTATGCCACAAAAAATCAATCTTTCCCAATCTTTATTTTTTGAAATGTGGTTTATTAAAAAGCAATCTTTAATGCCTTTGTTGCACATTCCAAATTTAATTTCTGTTTTGTGGTCATCAATTATTCTATCGTGGCCAGCATTTGTTCTTTTTTCTACTGTATGGCCTTTACTTGTTAAATATTTCTCTACGAACATTTCACCAAAAGTCCCTTTTTGTCTAGGGTTAAGATGAACATAACCTTCAAAATAAGTATTTTTCTAAATGTCGTTTTGTTTTTCTTTGATATATTTGGTCAAAGACCCATCTGAAAATAAAGAATCAAACAAAGTCACAATTCACCATAAGTTCTGTCAGACAAGCAACCATATTAATTTCTTGGTCAGCAACAAATGCAGCTTTGTATTGATAGTCAGCCAGAATCAACACCGCTTGTGGTATAGATGTTGGTTTCAGAATGTCATACAATGTATCATATAGTTTACGAAACATGGTGGTATTGTCTATTTCGTGTGACGCTACCCACTTACGAATAGAAGAAAAATCTTTTGATGAAATGTGCTTGGTTAGTTCGCTGATTGAAATGTCAGCAATCTGTGAAAGAATACCAGTATCAATCTTACCAAACTGGCTGTATCGCTGAAGTTCATTGAGAACACGGCGGAAATCTGGAAAGTGTTTCTTAATTAATTCTGCCAAAACTGCATCATCAGCGTCAACGGATTCACTTTGCAAAACTGATTGAATTCGTTTGAAGAACGCCGAAGCCATCTTGGCCTTCTCACCATTCTTGAGGCCAAAGTCAATCACCGCACAACGGCTGTGTAGCGGTTCTATAATGCGATTTTTGTAGTTACAAGTAAAGATGAACGAGCAATTGCTTGCGAATTCTTCAATCGCATTACGCAAAGCCGGTTGAGTTGAGTTTGGGTTTAGATAATCTGCTTCGTCAATAATGATGACCTTGCGGCCGCCAGTAAGTGCCATTGAAGAAGCATAATTCTTAATCTTGGTTCTAAATGTGTCAATACCACTTTCATCAGAACCATTGATTACCATGAAGTCGCAACCAATTTCGTTGCACATCGCTTTCGCTACGGTTGTCTTGCCTACTCCCGCACCGCCACTCAATAGGAGATTTGGTATCTCCTTTTGATTCACATACTCCTGAAATGGCTTTTTCAGACGGTCTGGAAGAATACAATCTTCTACCGTCTGAGGCCGATACTTCTCTGTCCATAACAAATGTTCCATAAGAACCTTTCACATATATCATAATTTAGTCACGCTCATTTAGACGAGCAACAACGGTCAGAAGGTCCTCTTTAACTTCCCAAGAACCAGCAGGACCAGCAAAAAGAATTGTTACTTTCTTTTCTTTGTTACCTTCTTTTGTAGCTACAACTGTTTCACGCTCATACACATTAATAATATGGTCAGGGTTGATAGCAATTGATTCATCAACATGACCTTCTACTGCGTTTGTGAAATATTTAAATGCCATTTTAAGATACCTTTTCAAATTTAGAACCTTGCTCTGTCGTAATCCAATACTGTAGAGGAAGGGTTTTGTTTTTGAAATGAGAGATGCCTTTTGAAGAAATAGAAACATCATAAGAACCACTCATAATTTTAGTGATGTTTTCTGTCTTAAATACCATCTTGTATTTGTTACCATTGCCATCAGCAATTTCTAGTGCGTCTGTGTGTGCAGAATCATTTTGTAGGTCAAGTGTAACAATGCTCACTTTTTTACCATCTGATTCAATAGCAATCTGTGGTGATGCAAGAACACCTGCAGCTCGCATAACCCATTCAAAATCTTCTGATTTCAATTCAAATTTAATTTCAGCATCAGGCATTGTCAATTGTTTCTCAGGTGGAGTAACAATCATATTTGATGGTGTGAAACGATATTTGATTTTGCTACGACCTTTGTTACCAACAATCGTAACCTGCTTCTCATCAAACTCAAAAGATGGGTCGTCTTTGTGTAGAGAAATGACCGACAAGAAATTGTTTAGGTCATAAATGCCAAACTCAGCAGGAATTTCTTCTTTGATATCTACTTCAGCAAGAATGTTCTTGTGTGAAGATACCGTTTTAAGTGTTTTACCTTTTTTGAAAAGGATACCTTGGTTGATTGCACCAAAGTTTTTAAGAACCGAAATGGTTTCGTTTGATAGTTTCATACTTACCTCTCATAATTAAGATTTATCAACAGAGTATATTGTATCATGTTCGTATAGAAACATGAGGCAACACATAGCATGGGCCAAATGGTGTTTACCAGATTCAGGGTCTAACTGTTCTCCCTCTTTCCATGCCCACAAATGGCGATTTAAAGCATCAAAGTATCTTCGTTTGGATTCTGGTACATATTTCCAATTATCAGGCTCATACTTCTCAGCACCAAAAGTAAGAATCTCAACTGTAGCTTTAAGTGCAGCAGGCGGCAGTAAACCATATTGTAATTTACCGCCATCAAATTTACGGCCACCTGTTGTCGCTGTTTGTGATTCTTTTACAACTTTGCTTGTCATAGACGACCCGTATATTGTGCAACAGCAGGCATATTACCAGTAAATGCATAAGTGCCGATGTGTTGTGTTTTCATCCAAGGACATAGCCAAACTTGTCCGCCAATTTTACGCCACATTTGACAGAACATATAATCTTCACTTAGATAACGGTCAGAACCGCCGCCTGTAATTGATTCTTTTGTATCAATGACTGTATCAAAGAAGGCGTGAATGTAACGAGAACCATCAAAGTTAGCTTGACCAACATGGTCAGGTTTGTAGTGAATCATAGGATAAGCATCTTTCATCTTATCAAATACACCACGCTTGACCATCATATAACCAGTACCAATTTCAAGCACTTCTAGTGGGTCTGTAACTTGAAATGACTGTGTGCCTTTTACAACATTAAACACATATTCACCAACAAGAGTTTCTAATTCTTTTGGTTCCATATTAGGATTATTTCTTGCGGCCTGTGCCACATTACCCCAATTGATTGACTTCTTAGGATAAGGACCACCAATCACATCTTTATCAAGTGCTAACATAGCAATTACATCTTGTGGATTGTAATGAATGTCCGAATCAATAAAGAGGAGATGGGTAAAATCAGAACGGAGAAATTCATCTACAAGGTAGTTACGAGCCCTTGTGATGAGTGATTCGTTGAACAGAAAGGAGAATTTTGTTTCTACACCATATTTGGACATGGTGGTTTGTAAATCTAGGCATGATTTAATGTATAGGCCATGAGCCATGCCACCATACATCGGTGTTGCCACGAACACCTTGTTTTTCTTTAAATCTTCTACTTTAACTTGAATTTCCATGACAACTCCATAAACAAAAAAGAGGAAGTAACACCTATATGTATTACTTCCTCATCGCTTTTCCTAAACTATTTTAGGCAAAAGCACGCTCTCCCTGAGCACGCAGAGCGGCAATACCTGCGGCTACCATGCGCTTAGTTGGCTGACCAAGGCGATAGAAAGAAACTTTTTCGCCGTTAGCATTGAAGCGAGTGTTGTGGTAAATTGCATGACCTTCGTTACGCAACTCATTGATAGTAGCGGAAGGGTTTGCGATACCAAAAACAGATTGCATCTTGGCAACGGTGAGAGTGTTATACTCGCTGTCTTTAGAAAGATAGGCGAGAACTTTAGCTTTAGCTGATTTCATTACGAAATACTCCATAAAATGGTCGCAACAAGGTAAACATTTGAGAGGCGACCGTTCTCTCAAATTTGATAATATAATTATAACATATCTGAAACATTTATACAAGCTTTATACAGGCAAATGTTACAAAAAAAGGCCTGTGTTGCCACAGGCCAAAGTGCCGAACTACAAACTTATTAGTAAGGTTGTTCTTCAGGTTTTACTTCTTCAACAACAGGTTCAGGTTGAGGTGCAAGAATCTGTTCAGCAGAAGCACCTGCATCAACCTTAGTATACAGGTCAACAAATGATGCCTTAGTGTCATCATCAAAACGATTCAGACACAGAGTAATTGCCTTCATCTTATCACCAAAGATGCCGTATGTTTCAACAATATGCACAAGACGGCGAGTAGAAATCACTTCATCGCAACCGCCATCGGCGAATGTTTTACGAATCACATCAGCCCAAGTAACAAGCTTCTCGGCAAAATCATTATCTGCTTTACCAACAGAAGCAAGTTCTTTCTCAATAATCTTGCGTTCAGTTTTAACAGGAGGAAATTCTTGTTCCATTGTGGTACGAAAACGCTCAAGGAATGCTTCGTTCAAAACATTGGTGAACATATAACGACCGTCATCTGAACCTTTACCTTTAGTATTTGCGGTAGCAAACACGGTAAAACCGGGTGCAGGTGAAATCAATTCACCTTTCTTTTTCAACATAAACGGTTTACCTTCTAGCACACGCTGCAAACTGGAGAGGTTCTGAGCACCGTAATCAATCTCATCAATACAGAGAACAGCACCTTGACGAGCGGCAGTAGTCACAGGACCATCACGCCATTCCATATTACCATCAATCAGAACATAGTTACCTAGAAGGTCACTCTCATCAGTTTCAGGTGTCATTGACACACAAACGAATTTGCGTTTTGCCTTAGCACAAGCCTGTTCAATAGACATGGTCTTGCCGTTACCTGAGTGACCTGAGATAAACACAGGAAAGAATCGCATAGAAGAAACAATTGACAATACATCATCAAAGTTACCAAATGGTACATAGTTTTTGTAAGCAACAGGCACTAGGTTAGTAACATCTAGGTCAGTTGTTACATTACTGATTTTATGACTAGATTTTTCAACAGGTTTGGACATAGGAATCACTTGCGCTTGTAGAGCAGGTTGCATATTAACATTGGCATTTGGCACTAGATATTGACCACGACCAACACGATTAGATTCTTCTTTAGTGAAGAATTGGGTTGATTTAAGACCGAGGTCGGTTGCAATTGTTTTGATTTCTGATTTACTAACAGTTTGTTTACCAGTAGCAATCAAAGCATCAATGAACATTTGTTTTAGTTCGGCACGGTTACTCATAATATAAAACTCCTATCAAAGAAAAATAATTATAACAAATAAACATCAACTTAAGCGGCAATACCTTGGATAAACCGAGATACTAATACCCGATTTACTGCCCGTTTTTTATTGTATTTGGCAAATGCCGTTGCCAACTTCTTCGCAGTAAATTTACCTTCTACTTCAATACCATCTTCATCATCGGTGGTAAGTTCTTCGCCGCCATGAATGAAAAAGAAATTCTCATAACCAGAGATTTTGCTTGCAGCATATTTTTCAGATTTAAAATTCTTCAAAAGTTTTTTCTGGTATTCCATTGCAGCATCATAACCAATCTCAGCTTTAATTTGCCACATATTTTTACCTTCTTCATTCACATATCGGTTAGATAACGCATATTTGGCTTCACCACGACCAGCAACAATAAAGAAACCAAACACACGAGCACCAGTCACTTTGTTGAACCATTTGAGAACTTGTGTTGAAGTATCTTCTACTACATTAACAATTTTAATTTCAAATTTGTTTTGACGGTCACGCATGACATAAACTCGGTCACTAGAATACCATTCTCCGACCTTCGTCATTTCAGTCAAGCCCGTTTTGTAATTTTGTCGTTCTTTTTCAACCCAATAACTGTTGAGAGAGTCAGCATCACCGTCATGCACAATGACCAAACTACAAATATCCAAATTGTTGATGCGTTTAAAATCTTTCATAACTTCAGCTGTTGCAACAATAGCTTGTGTCATTGGTGTATTGTTTAGTTGCTCAGATTCTGGCCTTGGATATAAACGATAATTACCATCTTTGTAAGATTCCATTAGCATACACATATTTTTCAGAGCAACCGTAAATTCAGCGTTTGACATTTTAGAATTCAGGTACTCACGCAAATGAACATTATTAAAATTCATTTCACCAAGATTTTGAGTAAAACAATTGTATTTGTCTGTACCAGAATAATCACGGCTAAATTGATGTGTCTGTTGGTCATCTACATCAAGACCAAGGTCAATGGTTTTGACTGTCGCTGATTCAGTAAAGCCATACACAACAAACGGAATATTCACTTTGCGGCAGAACATTGACAATACGAGAATCTGCTCAATAGAACCAGACATATTTCTAGACATAGAACCAGAGCGGTCAAGTAACAATACAAGGCCATGACTTTTGCCTTTTGGTGTCATCATTACTTTGCGGAAAATGTTATCGTCAAACTTATAAGAAGAAAGTTTACTGATATCAATATCGCCAGTATCGGACAGTTTTGACTTGCTGAAAGCTTTTGCAGCCTTACGCATTTCAAATTCTTTAGCAAGCAGACCAACATAACGCTCATTACGGCGTTTGAATTCATTCATAACTTCTACTGGTTTGTTTGGTTCAATGAACGATTCAGCAATAAATTTTTTCCATGATTTACTCATCAACTCTTGCACCCGTTTGGCAGGAGTAATAATGTTTTTTAGGATTGGTTTAGGAATGTCAACATAAACAAACTCTTTGCATTTATCGTCAAGCAATTGTGTTTCATTGCGGCGATAGTTTTCATCTGTTTTGCAAGTAGGGTTAAACTGGTCTTTATCGCCAGGGTGTGATTCTTTGTCATGTGTAATGTTATCGCCTAATTCTTCTGAATTAGAATCAAATTCATCATCGGTTGCTTTGTTGTGTTGTGATTGAGAATCGCCGTTTTCAATCTCATTGGTTTCATCACCCTCTCCGTCATAATCATCACCGTCATCACCTTCTTCATAGTCATCATTGCCATAATCAGACATATCATAACCATCATCCGAATCAGCACCTTCAGCCATCATTTCATCAAATTGTTGAAGAGCCATTTCATGCTGTTCATCTTTTGAATACTGATAAACTTTTTCAGTAATACGCAAAACATCGGCCCAAGTTTCAGCAGCTTGCACTTCTTTGACCAACAATCCTTCGTTAGCCGAGAATTTAATCCATGTTGCTTGCCATTGCGATTTACTGAAAAGATTTAGGCGGTCAATAAATGGCAGTTCATTCACATCACGGTTCTTAATGCCAAAGAAATCACGATTGTTGAGTTCTTGGTATGCAAGACGAAATGCGGTATTTAAACCAGGATATTTGCGTTTGACTTTTTTCTCAATACGAGCATCTTCAACAACATTCAAAAAGTTTTTGTAGTTTTTGTTCTTGTCATTGTCCATTACCGCATCATGCCAACCTTCAGCTGGTGTATAGAGAGCATGACCTACTTCATGGCCGACCAACAGGTCGTAAATGAAACCTGTCATATTTTGCCAAATTGGAAGGTATAGAATACGGTTTTTGGTGTCAAACCGTGCAGTAGAAATTTTCTGGTGTTGAACCGTGAGATTCTCGGTTGCCAGTAATTTTGCTAATTGTGATTTTTGTTCGGCAGTAAACGACATGGAAATACCCTTACTCATTATTATTTAACCATTATATCACCATTTGGCCGGTTTGTCAATAGGGTTGTTGCATAAAAACAACACCTTCTATTGCATACCAGGTCTATGTTAGTGACCACTTACTTACATGAATGGAGCGGTTAACAGGAGTTAAACCTGTCTGCCTACGGGGGTAGGTTGTCTCGGACTCACCGCATGAAAGGATATTATATCAAATACTTATGCTAAAAGTCAATAGTTTTAAGGCATAAATAGGTGTGGGTCGCAGAATTGCCGTTCTCACCCACTCTAACATAAAGGAACTATGCCAGCATGGATATTTATTTGAGAAATAAAAATGACCCATTTATTATTGAACTTCGTGAATGGTGTAAAAATAATCCATTAAAAATACCTAAAGATGCTTTTCATTCTTATGGTGGAATTCCAGGTGAAAAACTTGATGATTCTACTAAACAGTTGTTGCGAGAAATAAACTTAGGTAAAAAACTATCCGAAGAAACAAAAAAGAAACAGAGTGAAGCAAATAAAGGAAAAATACCTTGGAACAAAGGCATACCTAATTATGAATCACAAAAACAAAAAATAGCAAACACACTTTCTAAAGAATGGTTAATTACTTATCCTGACGGAACAAAATTATTAATAAAAAATTTAACAAAATTCTGTAAAGAGAATGGCCTTTTTCAGAGTGGTATGATAAATGTTTCTAAAGGAAAACAATCAAATCATAAAGGTTTTATCTGCCAACCTGTATAAGATATTTAGCCTTTGTTTCTTCCCATGATAACACGGTAAGGTCATCATAGAAAAGAGTGTCAGAAGAAACTCTGCCTTTTTTAACCAACTGTTTAATTCTTGGTTTGGCGTGTTTCTCTTTCCATATATTACTTAGGCTTTCTACATCAGTATTAAACAACTTTTTCATATCTTTGCCATCATTATCGCCGCGGAGAAATTCGCAGGTCTTATCATACAAAGGTGCAAAGTAAATGCCTCTTGCGTGTTCAGAACGAATCAATTCTTTTGGCACAGATAACTTAGCATAAGCAAAAGACAATGAACGATTTTTGTGGTCACGCTTATGCGGTTGACCACTTGGTTTCTTTGCTACATACCATTCAAAATACTTTCGTGTATGGTTTACTTTCAACCACTCACGAATCATGTAACGAGTATCTTGCAATGGTTCAAACGATACTGAACCTGAGGTAAAGCCCATTGGCTGCCAGTAGTCCAGATTATCGTATTGGGACAACCCACCAGCTTTTGTTTTACCATAAAGTGATGTTGTTGTAATACTTACCAACTTATCACCATATAGTTTTTCCCATAGTTCTTGTATGGGTGTGGCTAAACAAAGCAAAGCCAACAATTTACCGCCAACATAATTAAAACCAAGAGGTTGTAATGGCACAATTGTAGAACCAATCGCAGTATGGTTAATCATACCGCCTTGTGTTTTCTTTTCTCTACTCCAACCAATAAAGTTATCTCTTGGTGTCAAATCTAAAAAGTCAGATGAAATACAAATAACACCAAGATATTTTTGTGTTGGTTTATCTTTGACAATAAAGTTTAGATTGCGACCAATGTTGGAATTATTCTTCATCGTAGAAGAAAATGTGCGAATACAATTCCACAATTCAGGTAAATTATCTTGTTTATTGGCATATACAAGCTCAGGTTCTAATGCCAAGTATGCATCAGGGTCGTTTGGTATCCAAAAATTGTTTTTGATTTCTTGTATGGCCCGGCGTTGACCCTCATCTTCTAACAGACATTCTTCACCCCATAATGTTTGTGTTACAATAGATGGGTATTTTTCTTGCACTTCACACCACTTTTGAAACAAGGTATATTCTTTCACATCCATTTGTGAAACATAGCCTAGTTCTTTGATGGTTCTATCACGCAGTTCATCTTCGGTGAAAGACAATGGCTTAATTGGCGTTTGTTCTTGCCATTTCTGCCATTGTGTTTCTACATCATCTTTAGGGTCAAAACTATAAGCCATTATTTCTTTCTATTACGAATAACCTTCTTCATTATTTTTTCCTGTTTTTTTCTTGCCATTTGTAATGCAACAGGGCCTACATACTCAACAAACTTTTTGCCGTTCATATGGTCAAGTTCATGTAAAAAACATCTTGCACTTAGACCTTCTAGGCGAGTTTGTTTTGTTTGTCCATTTTCATCAGTAAACTCAACCTGAACCCAATTTGGTCTGTCTATTTTAACATACAGGCCTGGGTAAGAGAGGCAACCCTCATCACTTTTCATTACATCTGCCGACATTTCAATTACTTTTGGGTTGATACAAGCCAAATCAAAGTGGTCAGTACCAATTACAAACACTCTTTCAAATACACCACATTGATTGGCAGAAAGACCAATACCACCATATAATTTTCTGGTCATATGCAAACGCTTTACCAGATTTGTCATAATTGGGTTTGGTAGTGCTTGTTTATAATCAGGTATTACCATCTTTAACATCGGATGATTTTCGTCAAACAATGGCAAAGGGTCTAGTGTTTGTTTATATGTTACACCAGCACCGGTGTCAATGGTTAAGATATCGCTCATTTTCTATTCACCCAACTTTCAGCAAATTTTTTAACTTCTTCTAGTGTAGCAAACCATGCATTTTGATGATAGTCAGTAGATGCTTCAAACATTATAGCCTGATATTGACCATCATTTGTAGGTAAAATATCTACTGTTCTTTCATACCCATCAGTAATACGAATTTGGTCTTTGGTCATTTTATTATCCTTGAAAAATTCTTTTCTTTGGCAAAACGAATCACATTTGCAAATTTGTCTTGCAGTATATCTCCTTTGTGTGAGATAACAAACAAGTTTACACCTTCTAGCATATGTAGAATCTTCATCAATTCTTCTGTGCCATTGGCATCAAGGCTAGAATCAAATGTTTCATCAAGTATCAATAGATTGGTATTTGACGAATTCTTTAACTTAGCAACAGCACGCCAAGTCAGCATCAATGCCATGTCAATTCTTTGTTTCTCACCTTCACTAAAATTGTTATAGGTAAATTCGTCACGATGGCGTGATTTGATTGTTTCTTTAAATGATTCATCAAGGTTAAAGTTGACAAAGAAATCTAGTGATGCCAAATACTTATTCACCAATTTATTGATGATTGGCAAATACTGTTTCACAATCTTTGTTTTGATGCCGGTATCTTTTAGCAAATTGCTTGCGACTTCATAATATGTCCGTTCATCTATAAGGTCACATAAATGTTGCTTTAACTCTTTTAATGATACATTTATGTTACTTAATTCTTGTTCTTCCTTTTCTGATACTACTTTAGATTCTTTCAACTCATCTACCAATTTACTTAAACGAGCAATCAGTTTATTTGTTTCGTTGATTGTGGTATTGTTTGTTGCAATCTCAACTTGCTTTTTATTAATGAGTTTTTGCTTCTCATTAATGTCATTCAACTTTTCTTGTTCTTCATTTAGTTTTTGTTCTAGTTGAGTGAGACCGTGTTTGCACTCCATAACTTTGGTATTGAGATTGCCAAGTTCTTCTTCTTTAAATTCCATGGCAATGGTTTGCCTACAGGTTGGACAATTGTCATGCGATTGAAAGAAACTGATATCTTTTTGAAATTTGGATAAGTTTGTTTCAATTTGAGATTCAATTTTTGTAATCTTCTTGACCTTAGCCTCTGTTTCAATTTTAGTTGCCACAATTTCTTGCAGCGACTGGACTTCGGATGCAAGGATTGTAACATTTGCCAATAGTGAGGATACGGTATCATTATGACATGAAATTTCCGTAACATATTCGTTCACCTTATCTTCATTGTTTTGTTTGAGTTCTTCAATATGCTTCTTCTGCATATCGTATTTCTGTTGTGCAAGTTCTATCTCATGTTTCTTATGTGAAAGTAAATCTTTGTTATTGGATAGTTTGTCTTTTACTAAAGAGTTCATTGTAGAAAAGATTTGAATGTCTAACAAATCCTCAATGATAGCTCTTCGGTCAGATGCCGACAACTGCATGAATGGCGTAAATGAGGCACTACCAAGAATTACAATCTGAGTAAATGACTTGTAATTAAGTTTGAGAATAAACTTCTCTAAAAACTCCTGATAGTCACGGCTTGCAGCTTCTTGATTGATTAGGTCGCCGTTACAATAGATTTCAAAGATGTTTGGTTTAATGCCACGAACAATACGATAGTTCTTATTGTTGGTATCAAATGTAACTTCAACCACACAATCTTTGGTATTGATTGAGTTAACGAGTTGTGGTTTATTAATGTTACGAAATGGTTTTCCAAATAAACCAAAACACAACGCATCAAGCATTGTGCTTTTACCAGAACCATTTTCACCAACAACCAAAGTATTGGTATTACTAGACAGGTTAACTTCTGTCCAATAATTGCCGGTGCTTAGTAAATTTTTCCACTTTAAATTACGAAATAATATCATTCAGCCACTTCTGTGTTCAATGCCTCAACATACAATTCACGCATAATGTTTTTAAGCTTATCAGATTCCACATCTAATGTCAAGTTATCAATATACTTAGAAAGAATTGTCATCGTATCTTCTGCCTGGTCTACAATGTCTTGGTCAGTATCAATGAGAACATCGGTAAAATCTTCTACGATAGACAAGTCAGCAACACTTGCCTTGTAAATATTATCTATCACATGGTCAAACAGAAATGGATTCTGCTTGTTTAATACCACAACTTTAACATAGGTATTTTTGAGTGATTCAAAATCATATGTTTTCCACCAATCAAAGTCAAGTTCGGTATCATCGTATGTTACCTTGTTAAACATTGTAAGTGGGTTACGAATAAACTCTAGTTGCCTTGTTTTCGTATCAAATATATGAAAACCTTTTGGGTCATTGTAATCAGACCATGTCATTTCATAAGGTGTGCCAACATATACAATGTTGTGGTCAGATGATTTGTGATGAAAGTGACCAGACAAAACGATATCATAACTCTTTAATAGGTCTTTGTCAATGCCTACCTCAGAAACATTACCTCTGTCCATTTCAAAACCACGAATTTCAAAGTGACCAAAAGCAATTTGAGAACTAGATTCTTTTATCTTTTCTAAAATTTCTTCAGCATTTTCATCACACATCCAAGGCACAATGTCAACGGCAACACCATCAAATTCTACTGTTTCAAATTCTTTATAACATTTGATGTTGTGGTATTCATTCAACAACAAGCCAGTTGAGTTTACCTCTAGTGTATTTTTGAAAGCTACATCGTGATTGCCAAGAAGGGTGTGAACATCAAAGTTCAATTGTTCGCACTTCTCAAAAAAATATTTGCGGCACAGATACAGGCTATTAAAGTTGATATACTTTCTTCGGTCAAATAAATCACCCATTTGAAATATATCAGTAATCTTGTTTTCAATCAGATAAGGAAAAAATACCTCATCATAGAATCGCTCAAAGTATTTGTGAAAATCTAACGAGTCACCTCGGGCACCAAAGTGGGTATCACCAAGAATACATATCTTCATGTTATTTGACTTTTGAAACCTTGTATTTCATCTTTGATTTTAAGTTTTTTCTTTTTTAAGAAGGCAACTAATGCATCGTTACCATAATGTTTTTCTTCTTCAATAATTTGTTTATCTAAATCATCATGTAATTCTTGGAGATGTTTTATATGATGTTTTACTTTTTTTATATCCATTTACCACTCCAATATTTTAACCTTTGGACCTTGACATGGGTTTTCTTGTTTGCAGTTTTTGTGTGCCAACAATAGAAATGGCGCACACCCTGTCATTATACAACAACACAATACAATTGTCAAGTATTTCACGGCAAATCTTCTTCTAAAAACTTCTCTAGACCTTTTTGTTTGCCTTCTTTTTTCTTGCGTTTGTTTTCTTCAAAATTATGAATGAACTCAGAGATGTTGTCATACAATTCAAATTGCCTCATATTGCCGTCAGAATCTTCAAACATTTCAAATTCATCTAAAATACCAAACTGCTCTGTTGCCTTATACTTGACATAGAGTTGCTTTTTCTCTTTCATAATTCTACGCAGGAAAGCATAGTAAATAATCTGTGTGAAATAAGCGAATGGGTTCTTTGATTTGTCCGGGTCAAAGTTACGGAAATACATCAGGCAGTTTTCAATGCCATCTGCAATCATCTCGTCACGGAAAGAATAAGAAATAAAGTTTGGTTTGCGTGACAGGTGGTCTGCAATCTTCAGAAAACATTCACCAATGTAATTTGGTATTGATGGTTCTGGTTTCTTATTCTTTTTGGCTTCATCACAAGCCTTTTTGTATTCAATCAATGCTGCTAGAAAGTCGGCATTGTTCACATAATGTTTAGTTGCTTTTGTCATCTTCGCCTCTTTTTACGCTTGACATATGTAATAATGGTGGTGTTCCGGTTGCAAGTAATTTGTTACTAACTATATCCAGAAGCTTCAACACTCTTTTTCTGTAATCAAATCCTAACATTGAAGCTTTCTCCCCTTTATCGTATGGCGGTACTCTGTTCTGAGAGTAGTATTGGTCCGCTGTAATGTCAATTGTTTCTCCTTCTTTAGTTACTGCCCACCAATGCCAGATTCCTTCATCGTCTAATGCACGGTACAACTTTATGTTCTTGCTACCAAATAATTTCTGTAGGCAAGCTGATGCAGTATGACAATGACCAAACATAGGATTCGTAGAGTTTCTTTCTACCCACTTTTTTGGTAATAAATCTGGTGTTAAGTGTTTGGTAATTATAACACAAGCCTTATCTAAAAGCAAGCGGTTATATTCAAACATTTCCATATTTGGTATTCTTTAGCATGGCATATCCTTTAAGTAACTCTTGAATACCCATATCTAAATCAAAGTTAGGTTTAAATCCTTCTTTTTCAATCTTTTCATTGGAAACCATATAGTTTCTTTGGTCTTTATCTCTACCAATTTCTGCTTCAACAATTTCAAATCGTGGTACATATTTTTTAATTGTATCACATAGTTCACGCTTTGAAACATTGGCAGTTGAAAGGCCAACATTATAAATTTGACCTCTCATATTCTTATTTTCTATTGCCATTGTAAATGCTTGGCATACATCTAATACATGAATGTAGTTTCGCTTAAAATGCGATTCAAATAACACAACAAAACCATCATGCACAGCACGGTAAGTCATATCATTTACCAACAAATCAATTCTCATTCTTGGTGACATACCAAATACAGTTGCAAGCCTAAAACTTGTAGCATTTGGATGGTCCATTAAAATCTTTTCTACTTCTACTTTATCTTTAGCATAACGAGAAATAGGATTTAAAGGTGAAGTTTCATCACAATAATCTCCTGTTCCGTAAGCACTATTGGTAGTAGGCATTAAAACAATTTGTTCTTGTGACAAATACTTCATCATCATAAAAATGGCATCTTTATTTGTAGAAGATGCTCCAACTGGATCCCTATCACACAAAGGTGCGCCAACATATGCTGCAAGAGGTATAATTATATCAGCTTGCTTTAAAATTGGCAATATGTCTGATTCTACCCTCACATCACCACGATAGATTCTAAAATTTGGGTGATAACATAGATGACCAAGTGATGACTGTTGATACATAAAATTATCTAACACAGTAACATTATGACCTAAACTTAGTAGGTCTTGTGTCAACATTGACCCAATATAACCTGCACCACCTGTAACTAATATGTTTGCCATTTATGCCTCGTTTAATGTTTTGGTGATAAAATCAATATCTTCTAATTGCATTGATGGAAAATTACCAATATAGAAACCATAAAAATGTATGTGTTCTGTATTTGGGAAATTCAAATGATAGTTTGTTGGAATGTATTTTTCTAAGTATGGTTGTCTTAGTTGATTACCACCACCTGCACTACCACGGCGAAACTCAATGCCTTCTTCTTTCATTCTTGTCATCACTCTATTTGCCAACTCTTGGTCTTTATCTTTCAGTATTAAATTAAAGGCATAGTTACTTGCGCCTAACAATTTAAACCCAACAAAGTATTTGTTTTGGTTAAGTTTAGATAAAAACCTTTCGTGATTTCTATTCCGTAGTGTAACATTTTTATCTAAGTTTGGCAACTGTGATAGTCCAAGAATACCGCCCAATTCATTGTTACGCATATTGTAAGCTGCATGAGCAAAAATAAAATCAGGGTTCAGTTGAGGGTAATTACTCTTATAAGCCAACTTCATTCTTTCATTACCACATTCTCTAACCATGCCATGTGACCTCAACATACGAAGAATATTATATGTTTCTTCATCATTGGTACATACCATGCCGCCTTCAATTGTTGTCATGTGGTGTGCATAATAGAAAGAGAAGTTTGACATCCATCCAATACTACCGCAAAGCTTACTTCCGTGCATTGCTCCATGTGACTCGCAAACATCTTCAATTAATGGAATGTTGTTTTTGGCCAGAGTTGATATCAAGTCATCAGTAAGTGCATCAAACCCTTGGATATGTGATAAAAATACTGCACGGGTATTTGGAGTAATAGCACGAATAATATCATCACTATTCATACCTAAAGTGTCAATATCTACATCAACAAATACTGGTGTAAACCCACATTGAATAACTGAGGCAACATCAGATATCCATGTCAATGGCGGCACAATTACTTCACCGCCCTCAGGATGTTTAATTTTCAATACAGTCATTGAAAGTAAATTAGCAGATGCACCAGAATTTACAAACACCGAGTATTTGACACCAAGCCATTTTGACCAAGCTTCTTCAAACTCTTTACACTTAGGTCCATTTGTAAGTATTGGGTCATCTTGTTTTAGATGCTCAATCATGGCATCTAAATCTTGTCGTGTAATATTATTTCTCATCAAAGGGTATTTCATATTGCCTCACGAATTTTTTAAAATGATTTGTGTACCGTTATTGTCAAATTTAAATGGCACCCATACTTTAATTTGATGCATTTTTTCTTTGAATTCTTGTTGTTCATCTGGCGGCACAAGAAACATAAAGAACCCTCCACCGCCAGCACCCATTAATTTACCACCATATGCACCACTTTCAATAGCAGTATAATAGATATCATCTATCCATGGTTGAGTGACACCATCAGCTAAATCTCTTTTTATTTTCCATGCTTTATCTAGCAAATCTCCAATCACAAACATTTCTTTTTCTTTGCTAATGGTATCAATAGCTTCATTTGCCAAATCTACTGTTTCTAAGAGAAGGTTTTCTATTGTTCCTTCTTTGATATTATCTACTTTTTTCTTTGCTTGAACCTCTGAGTACCGAGAAACACCAGAAAAACCAAGCATGATGTTAGATTCTAGGTATGTTTTATAATCAGATGAAATTTCAAATGCACTAGATTTCCAACCAGCAATTGACATATCAATCAATCTTATACCACCATGAGCCGCCATAATTTGGTCTTGTATACCAACAGTTTCACCAATAAGGTTTTGTTCAACAATAATTGCTTTCTGTGCTAATTCTTCTTTTGACAATTCAATGCCATTTAAAGCATGAAGGGCATTTAACAAACCAACTGTAAAAGATGAAGAAGAACCAATACCTGATTTAGCAGGTAAATCACCATCGTGGCCAACTGTTATGTTGCCATCAATGTTACAATATTTTAAACAAGCACGAATAGAAGGATGGTCAATCTCATCAACTGAATTTACATTCTCTAACTTTGAATAAGATAAACGAATTGTGTGTTCAAAAAAAGGCGGTAATTGCTTTACATGAACATAACAGTAATGTGCCATGGCGGCAGATAAGCACTTGCTTGGATGTTTATTATACCAAGCTGGGTAGTCAGTACCGCCGCCAAACAAGGAAAGGCGATAGGGTGTTTTTGTGATAATCATAATTTAACATGGTTTAATGTTCCGCTTGTATAGTGACTGAATACGGTATTCTTTTCATGTGGTTTATCAAATTCACTCACATTACAGGCGATAAAAAGTTCTTCACCAATAAAAGGTATATGGTCTAAGTATTCTAATCTGCGGTCAGGGTGAACATCATGGTCACCTGCAAAGATTGTCGTATCAATAGAAACACGGGTACCTGCATTTGGCAATCTATTTGTTTTGTGGATTAAAGCATAATCACTTATGTTTATATAGCCTTTTTCTGGAATCACATCATCATCTTCATAGTAGTCCACTACCCATTGCATATCTGTGTATTCAGCAGAAGTTTCTAAAAATTTATCATCAAACTTTGATTCATCTTTTAGTTTATAGAAATGGAGGTAATTGCGGTCACTATCACCAAAAATTGGCATATGACAGTTCATACCCCATGGTCCTTCAACCCACGCATCTGAATGTGGCAAAGCAGTATCTAAACCACGACCAATGTTATCTTCTAATTCTCTTGCATACTTAATGCGAATGTTTGGTGTTAAACGAAACTTCTTCAAATAATCTGGACTATCTTCAATAAGATTAGCAACCAAATTACACCAACTACGAATAAACAAATTGTATTCTAATGCAAACTCTTTTTTAGGTACAACACCACCATTTGGTGTAACATTCAACCTAATATCTCGGTGTTGATTTAATTGGTAAATAAATTCTGATTCATTTTCTGTATAATCAAAATGCAAAGCTCTTGCAATATAAATGCCAATAGAACGGCGCAAATCATTATACAAATGGTCAGGCACTTTTTTACGAATGAACAAATCTCTTACTTTTTCCATTCGCCATTGTGTGGCCATTTGAGACATCCTAGATTTACGGTATTGTAGTGAACTCATAGTAAACTTTTTATTTTCCTTATAATGTCATCTTTATTTGGAGGCAAATTATCAACTTGCGAATAGAAACCAGCTGTTTTGTTTTCTAGACCCATCACATGAATGTCTGCACCTGATTGTTTGTTTAAATCAAATGCCAAACTCTTTGCAATACCGTCAACATAGTCATCATCTAAAACAATGCCTTTGCCTGTTATTCTTAATGATTCTATACCCATAGCATTTGGAATAAAAGGTTTGATTTGCATAATATGGCATACATCTACAATGATACCCTGTTCTCGTAATTCTTTTGCAGCCTCTATCGCAGCAAACCTTGTAATTGAAATAGGAAATAAAGTAATGTGTGCTTTTACATTAAAAATATTTTCCATTTCTACTGTGTTATTGTATGCACCACGATGTTCAGAAACATAATACACTTCATCTTCTGACATAAATTTTTCATAAACATATTTGTATTCGCCTGGTGTCATAGGTGAAAATATTTTTAACCCAGGCATACGATAGTAAAGCGAGTGATGAGAAGAACCTGCCACAGGACCAATTGCACCTTCCATAGCAATTGACCGAACAAACATTGGGCATGAAATACCCCATATGTCTTTTGACTTTGCGGCATAATTTGTAATCATTGGTGCATTATACCAATTAAAACCTTGATAACGAATGACATACATTGGTCTACGACCTGCTAATGCAGCACCTACTGCAATACCGCCACCTGCCACATCAGCCATTGACAATTCAACCATACCATCATCTTCATAAAGTTCTGGTAATGTGCCGCCAACCCAACCAACTGCGGTCAAACATTGACCCATAGCAATGCCATTTTCTTTAGTTAGATGATGCCTAACAGTTTCTTTAATTGTTTCTCTTAGCGTAGGCATTTGTTCCAAGCCTCCTTCACAATTTCTTTTGCTTCATTATTATATTTTTCGCCAAAATAAATTACATAATTTTTATGAACATCTGGAATATTTGGGTCATCAATGCCAGCACCAGCGTGCCAAAACAAACGATTGGTTCGTATGTTAAACAGAACAGGTTCATCTTTTCCACAATTTACTAAATGATTCCAAATATCTTTAGGGTCATCAGACAAATCAAACCCTTTCATCTTATAAGCGCCAGCAATGTCGTGCATTTCCCAATTTCGTCTTACTTTCTTTTCAGTAAGAATAGAAAGGTTGTTATCTTCTACGATATACCAAATTGGTAATTTTTTTGTAGACGCCCAACCAATTGCCGCAACAAAGTAATCTTCTTCGGCTGCAGCATCGCCAGTAAAACACAGAGTAAATTTTTTATTACCATAACAGGCACCAGTTGCAATTGGCCCATGTGAACCCATTAGACCATCATGGCCATAAATTTGTTTTTCTCTGGATTGTATTGATGCTGAACCACCCATACCATTAGCACAACCTCTTTTATCTCCAAGAAGTTCTAGTATGAGTTCTTCCATATTACCACCAAAATTAAGGTAAGTAGAATGGCCTCGGTGTTGAATAAAGATTTGTTTATCTACATCACCAAGATATTCCGATAGAGTAGCAGAAATGTATTCTTGACCAGCAGAAAGATATACAGGTATTTTAATTGTTTTTGCTTCTACTTGCCTGTAAACTTCTTCTTCAAACGCTCTACATATTGCTGCTTTTTTGTGTATGTTTAATAGTTTATCTTTTTCCATTTGTCATATCAATCGCAGTTTTCATCCAAATACCCATATGGTCATAATGTGGTGATGATACAATGTTACCATCTACAACAACAGGCTCTCTACTGTATATAGCGCCTGCATTATTAATGTCATCTTCTAATGAGTAGTAACCACTAATCTTTTTACCTTTCACTATCTTAGCAGAAATCATTAGTTGAGCACCATGACAAGTGCTTGCAATTACTTTACCTGTTGCTGCAAAGTCCGCAATAAAGCGAATTACATTTTTTTCTTGGCGAAGTTTTTCTAGTGATTTAACTCCACCTGGTAACACAAGAATGTCAGTTTCATTAAGGTATTTTTGATACCTTTCTGCATTGTCCAATTCAATTAAAAGTTTATGTGAAGTCATATTCACACCCATAATGCCAAAAAATTTGCCTGTAACATTGGCCATAATTTCTACATCATCAGTTTCTTCTTTTAATCGGTAAAATGGGTAAACTACTTCTTGGTCTTGGAAATTTTCCCATGTTATAATCAAAGCTTTCATATCAATCTCCTAATAATTTCCTTTTAAGTTTTACTGTTTTGGTGTCATTTAATTCATCAACCGCTTTTTGACCAAATCTTTCTTTCATCAGTTCCAAATACTTAGGACTTTGGTGATAAGTATCCCACGCTTTATCTCTAAATGAAAGTATTTCTGCCGCAGTCAAATGGTCATTTGCTAAGTTTAAGGTTTCATATGAATGTTGGCTATAACCTGCGTAAGTGTCTGGCAATTTTATACCAAAAATTCTGGCCTGATTGTGCAAAGGACTTCCTGGGTATGCCATTGCAGAATAAAAATTGGCCATCTCAGTTGGATTCTCTAAAGCAAAATCTAATGTTGCTTGCATAGATTCTTTTGTATCATATGGTAAACCAAAGATGTAGTTACCACCAACATTAATACCTGCATCACGAATCATACGAATTAAATCCAATACTTTGACTTCTTGAAAACCTTCTTTATGAATTTCTTTACGCAATTCATTATTTGGATTCTCAATGCCAAGTCCTAACCATTTTACGCCGGCCTTAGATAACTTGTCCAAATACTTAGGCTTACAGGTATCAACCCTAGAATAAGCCCAAATATTAAAATCATAACCTCGTTGAATAATTAAATCACAAATTGCTTCAAAGTGCCTTGGGTTCAATACAAACAATTCATCGGCAATTTTTACATTACGAACACCTTGTGAAGCAATATAGTCAAACTGTTTTATCATAAACTCAGGTGACCACCAGCGAAAGATATTACTATCAGCCGATGATACATTTGTTCCTTGTTTAGTTCTATTGATAATGTTAATCATACAGAATGAACATTTATAAGGACATCCTAAACTTGTATAGAGTGCCGCAAATGGTTGTTTTTCTGTGTTGTTAGACCATGAGTGCCAACCAGCGGTGCGATATTGCGATAATGATGGCAATAAATCCCATGCCATGCCAGGTAAATCTGTTTCTAACATATCTTTTGGCACAACAGGTGATGGTGCATTAAACACAATATTGTTTTCTGAATCTCTGAACACAAGACCATCAACTTTTCTCAAATAGAAATCTTCAAATGTTGGCGCTTGCAATAGATTATGAATTGTATAAACACCTTCATTTTGGCATACTGCATTAATGTAAGGTTCTTTTTTAAGTGTTTCTTCTGGCAATGCCGCAACATGACCACCAACAAACAATATAAATGTATTTGGCTCTAGGTTTCGTAACTCTGCGGCAGTAGCAGTTGCACCTTCCATATTTTGTGACGATGCGGATGGTTGTTGGCCATATACAACAAAACAAACAATCTTTGCTTTGTATTCTGTAATTCTTTTGGCAGAAGTAATGTAATCTAATTGTTCTACCTCAGTATCTAAGATTTCGGTACTATAACCTTTAGAACGAACACTATTTGCCAACATTGCTGCCCATATTGGCGGCTCAATGGCAGAATTTTTGTTTGCTAATCCTTGATAGATTTTTTTAGATGCGTTAGGGTGAACAAATAATATATCAATCATATTTTTTTCCAATCAGTTGTGACCAATCCATAATGTTTATTGAATCTATTGCCGTAACATTTGTTAAATCTTTTACTGCTTCTAAGTTCTTTTGGCTATCATCGTAAAAAATAATTTTATCATCTAAGGTAGATATGAATTGTGCTTTATTGTATGTCTTGTATTCTAACACATGAACACCATTAAAATAACGAAGAATACCAAACAATTCCATAAGTCGCATAGATGGTTGTTTTGATTGAGGCATACCAAAGTATGCACCAACAGAAATGAAACCAACCTGATGACCCTCACTTCTGAGGTGTATCAAGTATTCTTTTACGCCTTTGCGTAGCGTGCATTTAGCAAAAACATCGTCAGTTATAGTATTGCCATTAAGATTGTATGGCGGCACCAACTGTTTTGCCCATATAGGATTACCATGCTTATCAAAAGTATCCCATAATGTAATGTCCAAATCAAAAAGATAAATCATTTATTCACATATATCATTGATGTGTTAGGTTCAAATTCAAATGCTGTTGCCAGTCGGTGTAATGTTTTACCATCAATTACATCACCAGGCCAAACCACTTTTTCGTTTTTCTTAGTGACTATGCCACCTTTTGTAACGATAAACAGTTCTTCTTCTTGCTTATTTAGCAGCTGATTTTTGTTGGTTATTAGAAAATGTTTTACTACACAATCACGAATCACATACTCTTTAGGTGTTTCTGAAGCTTCTTCAATCCAAAAACACGAATCATCTTTTGGTAAATGTGCATTTTTGCCTTCATATTCTGTACCTGCACGACCATAGGCATCATCTAATCTTACTAAATCATGTTTATCTTCTGGCGTTTCAATTTCAAAAATAAAAGAATCTGTTATTGCTCGTGTAGAATGGAAACGGGAACGAAAGATATGAATTTTATCTAACCCTTCTAGTTGCATGGAGTTCCGCAGAAAAGATAACTCTGCTTTACCTTCTAACACAACAAAACCAGTATTTTTATTTGGGTGACAATGCATGGATGTTTGCTTGTCTTTTTGAATATAAAGATACCAAATTGCAACTTCTTCGTTGCGATAACAAAGGTACTCTGAACCCCATGGTTTTTTCACAATAACATCAGTATAATCCATTAATGTATGCTCTTATTCTTTTTGTCTTTAATTATTTCAAATAGTTCTTCTACAGATAAATCTTCAGTTTCTTCTTCATCTTCCTCATCTTCATCTTCTTCACTTATAACATCAATTTCTTCCATTCGTTTTTGTGCTTCTATAACTACTTCACCATAGTGTTTAATAGCAGATTCTTTAGGGTCTATGATGGTAAGAATGTCTGAAGTATAGACCAATGCCGTATTGTCTTTTATGATTTCAATAGGCAACCAAGGCATCATCATCATTACTGTTTGACCAGTAGGTATTCTTTTAAAGATAACCTGCATTGGGTTTACCAACATGACAGTTTCATTTTCTTTATCTTCAATAAAATCCGCTATTATATCTTCGCCACCGTGAAAACGAACTATCTTTATATTGTTATTGGTCGTTAGCATTTTTTAACTCTATGTTATAAAACTTATATTTGAATTTTTCTTCATCATATATTTTTACTCTTTCAATAAAGTGTTTAAGAGTATAGTTGACAAACTTACCTACACGAAAATCATCTGCAATATCAAACAAAGTTGCTTCTGTTTTATTGTCACCCCTTCTAAGCCCACGACCTATTGATTGAAGATTACGGATGCGGGATTTGGATGGACTGGCAAATACGATATTGTGAAGGTTACGGATATTAACACCAGTAGAAAAAGTCCCGTAAGAAGCAACAATGATAGCGTTTGTTTCTTTTTCAGTAATTGAACGCACCGATTCCCGTATCTCAACATCTGTACCACCATATACGAAAAATACATGACGCTTGCCAGCAGCAGATTTGATAATGTTGTGTAAATCTTTTCCATGTTTCTCCACAAATTGGAATAGTATGAGTGTATTGCCTTCTAATGACAATACCAAATTTTTAATAAACTCATTTCTTGCTTTATTCTGAACAATATAATCTATTTCTGTATTGTAATCCCAATCACGAGCCATCTTACATAGAGGTTCAGGATACTTTAATACAAGGCATTTAATGTTAAAAGAAGCTAAATGGCCTTGTTCAATTAATTCAGATGTTGTTGTTGCCTTATAAACTGGCCCAAACAAACCTTCTAATACTAGGCGATGTGTTTGCGTGCCATCTAATGTACCTGTTGTGCCTATCCTATATTTAGCGTTTGTGCAACCAGATAAAATAGTTGTAAGTGATTTAGCCTTGAACTGGTGTGCTTCATCGCCCATCACATAATCAAACTGTTCAAAGTAATCTTTTTCGTTTTTATAGATTGATTGCCATGTAGTGATGGTAAGAAACTTGTTTGTATGTTTCTCTTTACCAGAATATTGACGATGACAGTATTTGTCTGAATCATAACCATAAGAAGCAAAGTCAGAATACATTTGTTCTACCAATGATGTAGTAGGAACAATTAGTAACCCTCTTTTGAAATCTGCTTCTTGTAACCAACGAACAATCAAATAAATGATAAGTGATTTACCTGATGCAGTTGGTGATAGTATAAGTTGTCGCTTGTTGCGAACGGCCTGTAGAAAACATTTCCATTGATACTCACGCAGTTCATGTGGCAAATTTAATGTTTTTATGAACTCTAATGCCTCAACACCAGAGAATTCTTGTGTAAGCTTGATAGCATCGGCTATCTCTAAACTGTAATCTCTTTCGGCACAAAATTTTTCTATGTATGGAATTAGACCATGATATATGGTGTAATTACGAAGGTCAAAAAGCCTTATGCAGCCATCCCAGGCTCTACTTTTATATGCAGGAGTAAATTGATATCCAGGAACAAAAAAACAAAAATAATCTGAAAGTTCCTGAGCAACACTTCTTTCACATTCAACTTTTATGAAAGCTTCATTTTGTTTGTATAGTATTACATCTAGCATGATATTGTTTTTTAGCCTCTGAAAGTTTTTGTCTAACCTCAGTTGTCATTTCAATTGGTTTTTTTCCTTTTTTACTTTCCATGTAACACTTTCTATTACAATATTTTTTAGCATTGTAAAGATGGTCTTTTACGCCTTGTCTTGGTATAATACTATCACATTGCTCACAATTTTTCAAATGAGTTTTACATTTTTCAAAATGCCAACGCATCATGTTTGGTCTATTACCATTTACGCCACATTTTGGACAAGTAATAAATTCTGAATTTCGTTTCAATGCTTCTTCTTTTGAAACTTTTGGATCATTACTGAATAATAACCCTGTCATATCAATGTCATGGTGTTTTATTCCAAGAAATTTAGATAAAGATTCTAACATATTTTTCTCCTTATCTTTATTTATAATAAGGCGAATTTGTCCGTCATACCCCTTGTATGAACTTTTCCCAATCAATAAATGACCTAAGTTGATATGTTCTACTATTTAGCTCTTTCAAAATAGATTGGCATATCTCTACAATTTCTTCATGTATGGCTTTTTTTGCCATATACTTGTTTAAATCTTCATCACTCTCTAAGTATGTAGATAAGTCGGATTTGATAACAAACGGAAAAGGTTCCCATCCATATTTCTGAAGCTCATCGTCATCTAACTTACCTGTGTAATACTCCCACTTAATTTTTTTCCATTTATTATAATTGAATTCTGCTTGCTTGGCAAGCATACGGTGCTGAGAAAGAGCGTTTAGGTATTTACTATGAAGTTTAGGTATGTCTAACAATGCCTTACCTGGTTCGGTACGGTCAATGTCGGAATCTTTCCGCCATTCTTCTAAAATTTCATCCAAATTTTTCATAAACAATAAGCCTCCTGAACAGGAGTATATCAAAGATTGGTTAAAAAGTCAAGCGGTATTAGAACAATTTTTCAACATCATAATAACTATACCGAAATGTGGCATCGGCAGTTAATATGTTGTCTGGCCCATCCTGGGAATTCATAATGAAGGTTGAGAGTGTTGTTGGGAATACTTCGTAGAATTTGAATCGGTAGTATTCAGTATTTGATGACGAAAATAATGTCAATGAGGCATCACTAAATTGTGGAAACTTTTTACTGATATCTTTAGAAGCAGATTGATACCTGTTTAATGTAGGCAACTTTTGATATTCTGTGAACGAAACAGGAAAGGTCATCGCACGAATCCAATCGTGTATCTCTAACCAACCTTTTAATTCTTCATCAATGATAAAAGTAACATTCAATAAATCATAAATGGCTTTTTCGCCTGGAGAATAGAGGTCAACAAAAGGGTTTGTAATGATGGCTTCCGACAAAGAGATACCTGGCACCGTAACATTTTGGCAAAAGTATTGCATATTTGGTACACGGCCAAATGTCAATAGGAATTTATTTGGTTGTAATGGGTTAGGATTACTAGGGTTTCTGTTAAGTGCCGTCATGTAGTTCTTTTAATGTGCAGACCAATGTCAATAAGTTGTTCTTTTTCAATCATGTTGATAATACGATTGGTCAAAGTTATTTCTTGTTGAATGAATACCATCTTTAGTTGGAGTTCTTTTAGTTGTTGATTGTAGAACTCTAACTCTTTTAGTTTTCTTGCTCGTATATCAAGCAAATCAGACATTACTATGATATCAGTCATAACATTATTTATATGAAAAAAAAGACCCGCTTTTTAGGGCGGGTCTTTAAGTTACAGCGAGTGTCTATTATTATTCTTATATGACACTCTGGTTTAATTACATCAGGTTCTTGATTGCAAAACCACGATAGTAATTGTTGGACTGAGCTGTCAAAGCGCCAAGACCTTGCGATGTGCCTTCCGCAAATGGGTTAGCAACGAGGCCGTAACGAGTTTTGAAGCCAATCTTTGGTTGGAAAGTACCAGTATCAACTGCACGAACCATTTGCAGAGGAACATATGGGCAGTAGAAAATACCTGCGTCATAGGCGTTGGAACCTTTGTAACCAACAACTGCAAATTCGTTTGTGGAACCAGCTGGGAAGTATGGGTCAATATAGACCTTAATACGACCAAACAGAGTACCAGCAAATGTGTTACCAGTATCGTCAACTGTCAGGTTAACTTGACCTTGCAGAGCAGATTGATAGTCAAGGATGCCGGCCATTGCGAGAGCAGAAGCAACATCAGACGAACAAATCATAATGTTACCTTTGCCTCTACGAGTCGTTTTGGCAATTGTATTAGCTTCACGCTCAATCTGGAAAGCCAGACCTTTAACTTTTTCAACCATCCAGCGACCGTTAGAGTCGGTGTCAAGGTCAAATGTACCACGGGTTGTCGTTCCGACTTGTGCGCCTAGTTTAGCAACACCGTAGATGGTACGAATAACTTCACGGTTGATTTCAGCGAGAATTTCTGTGGACAGAATGTTAGCGAGTTCTGTCTCAGCATCCAGACCATGAACAGCTTTCAGGTCTTGTGCGAGTTCCATGGAGTATTCTGCTTTGAGAGCACGGGTCTTTGCAGTAACCGTAACTTTCTCAATGGAGAATGCCATTTCTTGGAATGTGTTACCAGCAGCGCCGTCGCCAAGAGCTTCAGCAGAACCGGTTGTCATTGCACTAGCAGCCGCAGCGTTAGAAACAAATGTCTCTGTCGTGTTAGCAGCGATGGCCAAAGAAGTCAACTGGTTTTGAATAGCAGCAGCAAGAGCGGTGTTAGCACCACCAAACTGAGTGTTAGCCTCATTGTAGAATGCCTCTGTACCGCCTTGTGAGCTGTAACGGGAACGCATTGCGAAAATGAGACCTGTAGGACCGGTCATTGGCTGAACACCGCAAACATCATAAGCAATGAGGTTTGGCAGCGAACGGCGAACCAGAGAAATCAGGATTGGGTCAAAACCGGCAACAGGACCAGCGGCAGCAGCAGAGCCGCTGAAACCACCTGTACCAGCAAAGTTAGTTGGCGAACCTGTTTCTTGCAGGATTTCACCAGCTTTGGTCATCTCTTGAGCTTGATTCTCAAGGATAACAGCCGTAACGGCTTTACGATATGGGTCAGCAATAGCTGGCAGGTCTGGATGGTCCAGAACACCTTCCCATTTCTTTTGTAGATTTTCGGACAAATACATTTAAGTGTCTCCTATTTTTGTTTAAACTTAAATTTTGGTTTTAGAAATTGCTTTAGAGACAGCAGCAACAAATGGATCAGCAATCACTTTTTGTTCTTCTGTTTCTTCTACCTTTTCGTGTAGTTGTGTCTCATCGGCCTTTTTAACACCAGATGGAAAGTAGTTCTCACGAATTGTCTCAAGCTTCTCTTTGTATTCTTCCTCTGTGGAAAATTCAACACTCTCTGCGAGCGTTTTTACTTTTTCAGCTTGTGTAGTCGTAAGACCTTCTGTAACTTCACGGGTAATTTCACTCTTGCGGGACTCTACGAGAGCTTTGGCAAAACTAATGCCACGCTCAATTTCTTCGTTGAGTTTGCTTTCCAGTTCTTCAACTTTACCAGCAAGTTCATCAACGAGGTCAACCTTCTCTGTAGGAACATCAATGTAATGTTCAGCAAAGAGGTTACGCAGACCAGCAATGAATTCTTCGGTGAGTTCGGCACGGAGACCGGACTCAATAGCAATTTCGTTATCGGCCAACCACTGCTCAACAACATAGTTGAGGTAGTCATCTACTTTAGTGGTAAGGTCGGATTTGATTTCTTCAACAGCTTCTTCAAGCATTGAAGCATATTTGGCTTCTGTTTCTTCCTGAATTTGTGTTACACGGTCGGCAACACGAGCTTCAAAAATGGTAGAAACTTTGGATTTGAATTCTTCGGAAATGGTAGAATCGTCAGCAAAGAGAGCGTCAACATCCTCTTTCATCTTTTTCTTCATTTCTTTTTTATCTTCTTCATCATCCTCATCTTCATCTTCCATTTCATGGGACTTTTCAGCAATGACAGAATCAGATTTAATCTCATCTTCTTTCATTTGCTTTTTGCCGCCACCAACTTTAAGTTGGGTATCTGGAGAAGCATCAGAAGGTTTGGTTGTAGGTGCCGTAGCACTCTTAGACGATGGCGTAATCTTTGCAGAATCATCATCGTTCTTATAATTTTGTGGTGTTGGACCGCCAGCATCGTGGACTTCACCGGCCAGTTTTTCAGGCGGCATAGCTGGAGCTGATTTCTTGCTTGACGACAAGATTTCTGCTGCGGCTTCCATGAGTTTATTTGTTGCCATTAGGAATCTCCTTATGATTTCTTATTTATAAAATTAAAGTTTTCTGAGGTAGTTTTCAAACAATTTAAGAGCAGTTTCCTCTATTTGTGACTTGGAAGCTCTCTGAATAGTTCTCTTTGCACGGTCAAAATCTGCTTCCACAAACTTGCCGTCAATCATCATCCATTCTTTGTTCTCCATAATACCTTGAACAAACGCACCTGGCGCCGATGGGTCGGCAACAATGTCAGCTGCTGTAGCTAACTTTAAGTCATCCTGAACAAGGTTGTAACCCTCTCTGGTCTGTTGTAAAGAACCAAGAGCTCTGGAAGATACACCAACTTGGATATCGTTGTTGATAAAGTTCTCAACGATTTGACCATAAGGTGTACCAAGAATAAGAGCCTTACCATAAAAGGTATTGCCATCTTCTTTGAGAGATACAATTTTGTGCGACACACGCTCAAGGTTAATTGATGGTGTATCTGGATGACCTAATTCACCTAATGCACGATTGGTGTTGATGAATTCTTCTGTATAACGGGCAACTTCATTACGAAGTGTATCCATTTTATACATACGATTGTTTTTGTTGACTTGGTCGCCAACTAAAAATGTGCCTTCAATGAAAAGTTTTTTCTTACCATCTTCTGTCTTTTCGGTAAGATACTTTACATTGTCTATCATTTCGGTAATAAGTTTCATATTACATTCCTGTGAGTGCTGGGCTATATGTAGCCGATTTTGCTAATTGCATTACCAAAGTTCCTGCGGTGCCTGTGTGTTCAACAAAAACATTAGCGGTTGCATTATTAGCAAAAGTAATATCGTATTCATACAGAACAAGGTTTGCTGGTGTGCAAAGTTCTAATATTAAAGTGCCAGCGCTACTATTACCTCTATAAATTCTATAGATGCCGTTTGTTGAACAAGACACCTGAGCAATAGCGGCCGAAGTTACAGTTTCATCTGTTTGAGCAGAAAGAGATGATAAGTTTATATGTGTGTTAGCTACACCACCAACAATACGAATTGTTGATTTGGCTCTAACTGCGTTGATAATTTCAAATGGCATTTTATCTTAGTCCTATAGATGCTCGCCTACGCATTGACATTTTTCTTTTCAATAAACTGCGGCGAAGTTTAGCTCTTCTTGTTGTCTTCCATGACCGCTTCAATAAGCGGGCCTTTCTTAATCTTACATTTGCTGGTATACGGCGAACCGTACCACCAACAATTCTATAACCTTTAATGCCTGAGCGTCTGCGATTCTTTTGAACCACGATGCGACCCTTTGCATTACGCCGAATTCTACGGCGAATTTTTTGTATTCTACCTTGACGAACTATATTAGGATTTCTCTTAACAGCTTCTTCAAGTTCTTCAAAACAATCTGCTTGCACATAACGCTTTGCTTCTTCTAATCGTTTTGCAGCAATTTCTTCTAGACGATTACTTAGGTCTTGCCTTGCTTCGTCTAATTTACCAGCCAATATTAAATCTATAAAATTCATTTTGCTCTACTAAAGGCAAAGTCAGAAGCTTTTGCTAAGTGTGCAGGTGATTTATGAACCATATCTGCAAACTTCTTTTTATTCTCATCATTCAAAGCATTATGAACTTGCGTAATAGCAGATGCGGTAAAATGGTCAACCTTCTTTGACTGACCATTGCCAAACTTAACTGATTGTGCCTGTTTTTCTTTTACTATTTTGTGAAGCTGATCCATAACAGCTTCTTCAATTTGTGTTTCTTCTGCTTGAACAACAGCACCCATTGGGCCGCCATAAGGTACAGAAAAATACTTGTCTAATGTTTTGCTATAATACAATGCAACCTTTGTTTTATCAGGATACATTCTAATAGCACGGCGTTTTAATACTAATACAAATGGTGGGTCGTTATCAAAGTCAATTGGTGCTTCTACCAATTCAAATTCTTCTTTGATATCATCTTCTTTGCCGTATGCTACATCACCAACTTTAATACGATGAGCTTTATATTTACGACCAGAAGGACCAACTTTGTAATCAGAAGTGTCTATTACAGCTTCTTCTAATTCTTCACGAATAGCTTGCCTTGTCTTTTGAAAAACTTGTTTGTTGTTGGCAATTAAATCTACCATACGATTAAACAGGTTTCTCATAATCTCTCTATCAGCATTATTAAACTGTGGCCGCTCTTCGGTCATCTTATCTAAAATGCGATGTATCCGTGATAGTTGTGCCTTATTGGCAAGACCAGCACGAACTAACATATCAAACTTGCTATAGTCCGTCTTTTCTTCTTCTACAAGTTGGCGAAACTTTTGCAAGTCCTTCATATTACTCTTGTTCTACTGGCGTATCTGCCGTGTCCTGAACTTCAATATCCAGTTCATCTTCTACTTCTTTACCTGTGAAAACAGATTGTGCCAGTTCAATTTTTTTGGCATCAAGTGCTTCAAAAGCTTTTGCAGCCAACAAATCATTCAATAGGTCTTTAGCACCTACTGCATCTCCAGCTGCAACTTGATTAATAAAAGTTTGTGTGTCCATTATATTCTCCGTTTAGCGCCTATTTAGTAATGCTGAATATTTTTCTACCTCAGCATCTAACATAGGGGTCATTGATTCATTATCAGAACCAGTATTATCTTCAGGTGGGTATTGTTCTGCCATAGCAGATTGGTCTGCCTGTTCTTGTGGCGGCATTGTTGGTCCGCCAGTACCATCATCAGATTCTTTTTTAATTTGTTTATCAATATTGATAATATCTTCTTCAGTTTGTTGAAGAATGTTTTTACGAACCCATTGAGCAGAGAAATAACGACCAACATAAGGGTCAACAACTGCCAATGTTTGAACACGATTCTGCAACAACTCTGCATCACGCAGTTCTGTAAAGTTATTATCTTTTACATAATCATAGTAAATCTGTTCTTTGAATTCGTCCCATTCTTCTTTGGTACAAATGCCTTTGAGAACTAATTGTTTCTCTAAAGCATGGTCAAAGATTTGCGAAAACTTATTGCGTAGACGAATGATGAATTTTAAAAACTTAACTTCATCACGGGTAACTTCTGTTGTTCTACCGAGACCAATCATACCACCTTGTTGTGGTTCTAAACGAGAGATTGGCACATTCAATGATTGCAATAACTTTTGACGGAAGTATTTTACATCTTCTAACTCACCAAGATTTTGACCAGCTGGTAGAGTAGTAATTTCTGTGCCTTTACCACCTTCACGGCGTGGCAACCAGAAATCTTCAAGCATTGAAAGGTGTTTGCGGTCATCACGCAACTCACCGGTGTTTGCATCGTAAACCATCTTGTTACGATACTTGACCATGATTGACTGAATATATTGTTCAGCCTTACCTCTTGGTAAATTACCTACATCAATGTAGAAAATACGGCGTTCTGGTGCTCGTGAGAGGCGATAGATAACTACCGCATCTTCAATCATTCTTAATTGATTGAGAGGTTTAATTGCTTTGTGTAAGTAAGAAATAACAAATGTATTTTTGGCATCCATTAAACCAGAGTTCACATTAATGATAGCATCTGGTGCAATACGAAGGCCGGCATTTACTGATGAGCCATATGATTGTGTTGCAATACCACGGTCAGTATAGACATAGTATTCAGCAATAGATTTAATAATATCTGCACCAGTTTTTATGTCACGCTCTTTTTTAACTTCTCTTACTTTGCGAATCTTGCGTGGGTCAATGTAACGCAGTTCTTGTATGCCTGATTTTGGGTCTTTATCGTTTACTACAACATGGTAATAAATGCGACCATCAATATACCAACGCTTAAACAAGTCATCAGAAAGGTTGCCAAAGTTTAACATACGAAGAACATTTTCAAATTCTTCTGTAATTTTCTTTTTAACTGTTTCTGGTTGTTTAAGTTTATCTAAGACAATGTTAACTGTGCGACCAGAATCATCATGCGAAATAGCTTCATTGACAATATCATCAATTGCCATTTCTAATTCTGGATGGTTTGACATTTCACGGTAACGAGTAATTAATTCTAACTCATTCCGAACTGCGCCTTCTAGGTCAACATATGTACCATAGTAGGCATTTTGAGTAATAGTAACTGCACCGTCATCAAGTGCAGGAGTTGGAAGTGCAAAAGAGGGTTGCTCAGGAGGTTGTTCCTGAACAACATCTTTTTTGCCTAGGGTGAAGCCAAAGAGCCTAATAGCCATTAATAAATCATCCTATAAAATTGAAGAAAGGCCGAAGCCCTTCTTCTTACACTACACCGTCTGCTACTGCTTCCCACCATTGATAGGTGAGAGTTACAGAAAACTCCTCAATTGTGTCATTTGAACCCCAATCAACATCAATTGGAGTTACATCACTTGGGAAGAGTCCTACAAATTTGTATTTCTTCAGAGAATTGCCGTTTTTACCAAACTGAGTGACTTCACCATCAACTGTATAGCCAAGTGGTGAAAGTGCAGCCGGGTTACGGACATTCAGGTTATGTGAATTGATGCCGTTCATCCAACGCTCAAAGGCGTTACGAATAACGAAATCTTCATCATTGATAACTGTAATTGTCCAGTCAGCAAATGTTCTGTTGCCTACAAATTTAAGCTCACGACCAAAGTATTGAACAGGCACAACACCAAGTGTTGAACCTGGTAGTTGTGCTGTTTTGCACATAAATGATAATTTTGTTTGTGCGTTACCTGGCGCAGAGAAACCAGGGAACGGCATAGAAACTTCAAACAGGTTAGGACGAGCACCGTCACCAACCATTTGGCTTCTAAATTCGTTTACATTGAATGCCATTTATTTTTCTCCTGTTTCTCTATTTAGAACTGTCCTACAACCTCATCAAACGAAACACCTGTGCGAACTGCCACAAAGTTAAGTTGAATGAAGTTAATTGAACGAGCAGGTTTGATGTAGATATCGCCAACAAATTCGTTGCGGTCAATAACTTCTGGTGTATTGTTTGTCTCATCACAGACAACACGGAAGTCAGTAATACCACGGCGACCTTGCACATCACGCAAGAACGGTTCTACAAGTGCTACAAACTGAGCACGGGTAAACTGGTCATTAAATTCAAACAATGAGAATCTTGCGGCACGGCTAATTGCTTTCTCAAGCACAATGAACAGACGGCGAACATTGATGCGGTCAAACGCAGATGGTTTGCTCAACATCGTCTTATCGCCAAACAGAACTGTACCTTCGCCTTGGAAAGAAACAATTGGGTTAATGCCTTTTACATACATATCGTCACGATTTGTTTTCGTTGGGTTAAAGGCCAACTTAATGACATTCTTCAGAATACCACGATTCAGACCACCTGGTGAATACCATGGGTCACGCTCTAAATCGGTACGAGCGCAGAGACCAGCAATGTCACCATTACATGGAACCCAGCGGTAAACATCGTTATATTTGTCATACTGATACTTCCAGTTACCATCTAATACCGCATAAGAGGTAGAGGTAAGTGTATCACGGTATGCACGAATATCTGTAACTTCAGAACCAGCATTGTTCACAACATCTGCTTTCTCTGGCGACAGGAACACTAAGCAATCTTTACGAGTTGTTGCCATCGTAATCAAGCTATCAGCAATTGTTTGATTTGCTGGGCCAGAAATAACCAGAGAAATATCTACTGATTCAGCCGGGTCAAAATAATCGTATGCAGTTACCACATTGGCGGTAGAAATTGTGCCGTCAGCACCATTGCCAAGTGAACGAGTAACAACAGAAGTCAGATTAGCAAAATTAGAAGTATTAGCAGCAGAACCCCACGCAGTACCAGTTGCGGTCGTTGGGTGGTCCATCCAGTGAATATACTTTGATTGAGTTTCAATTACATTTTTGTAATAGCTAGAGTTACCACTATCATCTTTAGCATCTGAAGCCTTAGACATGAAGGCAAAAACTTCTAAAACTGTGTTTGCAGTACCAGTAAATTTACCATCTTCGTCAACAACAACAGCATGAACTTCGTCAAACCCACCGCCAACATTTGTAACATAGGTAGAAGTATTTGGTGCTGAAGTAAAGTTATTGTTATAAACCCAAGTGCTGAAAGTATTAGCGTCAGCTAAAGAAACTTTAAGTGAGTTACCTAAAGCACCGGCATAACGAGCAGCAAATTCACCATATGTGTTTCCAGAACCGTTTTGATAGTTATTAAACCAACTATCATCGTTCTGAATCAAAAGGGTGGCAGCTGTATTTGCCAAAGCGTTGCGAGTTTGTGCGGCAGTATTGACTGCACGAACAATTTTCAGGTTATTGGAATATGCCAAAAAGTTTGCGGCTGAGAACCAGTATTCATAATTTGTAGAATCCGGATTGCCAAATGTATCGGCAAGACGAATCTCATCGGATATAGTGATGATTTCACCAGCTGGACCCCAAGCAAACGGACCGGCAAAGGCGCCAATTGATGTGGCGACTGATGGGACAATTGTAGTCAGGTCAATTTCTGATACATTTACCCCAGCGGATAGTTGAAATGCCATGGATTTCTCCTCTTGTTATTGGGTCAAATTCGTTTTTATAGTGTATTTATGTTTTTACAAAGTTGAAGAAAGATACCCTTTTTCTGACCATACATCACCAGAATCTACAGTAACTTCAGGCTTCAAACCATCATCAATGAACCCAACCGGAGTTAAGGCTTCATCTCCAAGCATATCATTTTCTTCTAAAAGTACCTTGCGAATATCAATATTCGTAGCATCTTTAAAGTAAGTTTGTGCAGTTAACCACGCAAACAGAACCAAACCCATTACGATATCGTCATTATTACCTTCTTCTGCCGCATAAGAATCTCTGACACGGACAAAGGTATTCAGTTCTGCTATGGTATCAAAATCTTGTATTCTTAATTTATCAGATTCAATGAGGGTTTTGAGGTTAGCACAACCAATTTTCTTAACCGTTTTGGTAGTTTTAATACCAAAGTTTGATGCCTTTTTAAAACCACCTGAGATGGTTTGACCTTTGATGTGGTGATGGTCAATCTTATAAACATATTCATACTCCAAATCATAATGTAAAATATCTACCACTTGTTGGCCCACATTATTCGTTTCAATCAATGCGTAGGCCTCATTGTATCTTTTACACAAACTATAAATTACAGTTGGAAAGAACAACAATGGTAGTTTGTTATTTCTATATTTAGCAACCTGCCTATAAGGTATTTCCGTCACATCTATGATATTGATGGTATGGTAATCTAGGCCAACACCTTCAGAACAATCTACTGTGGCAATATACAAACGACCTGCCTGTGGCAACTCATAGATATCTAAATTTTCTTCTTGCCATGGTGGGTCACGGAACGCCAATGACCGTAATTTGGCACCAGAAATAAGTGTTGCAGAAGAACCAATAAACTCTGTTTCAAACTCTTGTCTGAACTGTTCTTCTGAAGTGTTGCGTATTGTTTCTTCTTTCCACTTATCATCACGGCCTGGCACCATAGACCAATGAACTTCAATTGGTTTATAGAGGCTGCGTTTTTCTGTGGCATCCACCCACATCTTGTAGAAGTGATTAAGGCCGCAAGGTGTAGAAACAATAATAACTTTTGAAGTTTTACCAGAAGAAATAACTGGATAGGTAGATGTGAAGAATTCGTCTGCCATATTTTTAGGTACGAAAGCAAACTCATCCAAGAAAATCAAATTGTAAGTACCGCCACGAACACCGGCTGCGGATGTTGCGTAAGCATAAATCTTTGAACCATTTTCTAGTTCAATGTTTCGTTTATTCCAAGTAATAATACCTTGTTGCAACCAAATTGGCAAATATTCATATGCCTTTTGAATACGAGAAAGAATCTCTTGTGCTAATTGGCCTTTGTTGGCAAGAATAGCAATATTAAATTCTTCTTGGAATAAAACACACCACAACATATAACCAACCGTTGTGGTAGTTTTACCAACCTGACGAGGCATCTTACAAATAGAAAAACGATTCGCATGAAAGTCACGAACCATATCTTCTTGGAAAGACCACATATTAAATGGGACCAAACCATGGTCCACATTCACAATCTTAACATATGTTTTAATGAAATAAACAGGATCTTCAGAGCAACGAATAAATTCTTTTGCCTGTTCTTCTGTAAATGATATATTAACACCAACTTTTTTTAAGTTGGCATTTCCCAAATAACCTTCGTTCATTTATTTTGTGATGCTACGGAGCATCCATTGGTGTTTATTATGAATATCAATACGACCAGCTAAAAAGTCAGCAAGGCCTTGTTTGTCCAATTGTTCTGCAAGTTTGAAAGCAATGTTGAGAGTACCAATTACCTTTTCATTGTCAGTCATTAACCGGCGAGCCATTTCAACACCAGCTGGCACAGTTACTTCATCTTCAATATCTGTGAGTTCCATGAAGCGAGTAAAAGAACCAGGCGCATAGGCATCTAAGGCACGAACTTGCTCGGCTATTGGGTCAACCGCATCATGCAGTTCTTCATATAAGTTGCCAAAAAATTCGTGGTATTGTGGAAAGTTTTGACCTTCTACATTCCAATGATACTGGTGTGCTTTCAAATACAAAGCAAATGTATCGGCTAACACTTTTTTCATCATTTCTATTAATGTTTCCATTTTAATTTCCTTGTTTTCTTTGTTCGTGCCAGAGTTTTCTTGCTAAACTCATTTTAGCAATTGTTTCTGGAGACAAAGGACCTCTACTTTTTCTATTTTTAGGATAATTTTCCAATTTATATTTTTTACCTTTATTTCCAGGCTCTTTGCCTTTGCGTTGCTCACTCCATATTTTTCTTGTTTCTTTTGAAGGTATCCATCCGGTTTTAGCTTTTTTCATACCTTCAGACATCTTCTTTTTCAAATTTTCAGATATTATTCTTGTTTTATTTGATTCAATAATTTTATCTTTTAACTTTTGTTTTTCATTTTCACTCATGTTCATTCTTTTACTAATCAAAAGACAAGCATAATAATCTTTTTGTTGCCAATGTATTTTATAATGGTCTTTTATAGACAAACATATAAGATTTTTCAAATTATTATTTTGTCTATTTCCATCAATATGATGGATTTCAAAAGAATTACCATTTTCATCTTTTGGTATTTTACCATATGATTCTGTCCAAATTTTTTGGTAACTTTTTGACATTAAATTATTTATTTTCTTTAAGTTGTTTCAATAATTCTGCCGTAGACCCAACAAAAACTGCCTTATCTATTGTAAGGTTTTGTGTATTGTTGGTAACTTTTGGTTGTAAATCTTGTTTACGCTTCTGTACCTCTAATAGGTCTTTGTTCATATCAGCAAGATTCTTTAACATACCTGCTACCACCTCAAATGCTCTTGGGTGGTCAGATTGCTTAGCAACAGAAATAATATGGTCTGCTGCATCGTTGCCTTTTTCAATTAAGTCACGAAGGTTTTGCCTAGCAAACTCAGCATCATCTTCAACAGTATCTTTTACTTCTACAACCTCTGTTGTTTCCATTTGAATTGGTTGTATTTCTAAAGCTTCAGATAATTTTTCATTTAATTTTTTCATAATGTATCAGGCCATTCTGTAATTGTAGTAGAGAAACCAAAGTCATCATCTGGTGCCGTATTTGCTGGAACTGCCTGAGTAACAATTGCAACAGCTTTAAGTGGCGAAACATCAACAGATGAAACAGTATAACGAGCACCAGAGTAGTCACCTGTTATCACATCGGTCGCTTGTAATAAACTATCTAACTCACCAACAATCATTATACCAGACGATGAGTTACTAAAATAAATTACTTTACCAGTTATTTCATTCGCACCTGCTCGGTCAACACGGAAGGTTTCTGCTGTGGTAAAATAATTATTTCCGTTGGCGTAATCCACATAAATCTTTTGTGCATCACGATTTTGTGTATCAATGTAGATGTTAGTGTTTGCTTGACCATAACGACCAGTTAAGGTACTATATGCACCAATTAAACCATTAGCACTTTCGTTTACTGCTGGCCACAAATAACTTTTAACCGTAAACTCTAAGTCCCAAATAATTAGACGAGTGGTGCCATCATTTAGAGCACCTTCATAATCTGTTGTCATGTTTACTGAATTTAGTATAACAGGCATATCATATTTTTGACTCATGCCTGGTATCATGTCAACAGTAACAGTAAAATCTGGTTTAAAGAATGGTAAAATTTGCTCTACAATTTGTGTGCCATCTTCCGTGTTTCGCACAAAGATAGACATTGTAAAATTAAAATCATAAGGCACAGGAGAATACTGTGTGTTTAAACCATTAGTAGCGTTTTGAGCAAAATTTTGTAAAAGTGATTGTTGCTTACGACTACTATCGTATGACATACCTGTAAGCTCAAATGCAATACGAGGTACCATTACATTAATTGATTTAAGTAAATCAGGGTCAGAAGTTATCTGTGTAAGGTATCTTTCTTTTGAAGCATATGATAAAGGTACAGTAAAGATTTCTTTTTCTGTAAGACCATCTTTAGTGTATCTTTGAAGTTGAATGTCTTTAAATAGTGTGCCAAAAGCAACCACTATTTTACGAATTGACCGATTATAATATTGAGATTTACCTAGCATTATGGTTCACCAAATGGGTTGGTTTCAGTAAAGTCAATAATAGAATTGGCTTCAGTTTTAATTCTGTTGTTATCTTGTATATCTTCAAACGCAGTATCCATAAGTGTAAAGTCAGATGCAGTACCAATTGTCCATTGTGCGCTACTGGTATTGCCTTTTAATGTAGAACCAGGTGTAAATGTTCCAATTGTTCTGTAAACTTGTATGGAAGAATTTGGTATAAAATCGTAAACAAGAGCTTGAGCAGTTGCAGTTGATACATTAGAACCAATGTAAACAATTTCATCATTGGCAAAAGTACCTGAGCCACCAGCATCTAGTGTAATGTTTGTTTTTGAATAGTAATTACGAATTTGATTATCAATTTCAGAAATACCAACTTGCACAATCTCATTAGAAAACACAAATTGTTTAAGTTTTAAACCATAAACATAAACATTACCACCACGACCACGGCCTAAAGTATAGAACATAGCTTGGTCATTTTCGTGTTCTACATAAGTTATTTCAAAAAATGCAGTTACAAGAGGAACATATATTAAATCACCTTCTAGTGGGCGATTTAAAGGAATCGTTGCTGCGAATCTTCGGCGAGAAACAAGCAATTGAATTTCATCACGAATCTCTAAACCAAATTTGGAAATAAAATCTTGTTCGCCATCCATACCTGTAACATTTTCCAAATACATTTCAATTGGATAAGCTGTGACATATTGTTTAAGTGTATCTTCACCAAACAAATAATCAACTTGGTCACGGGTAGAACGAGGAAGGTAATAAACATCCATGCCATAAATTTGCATGGCTTCAATCACCAAATCTTCCACGAGCAATTGCTCAGAAGTTATCTGGCTTGCTGGATAATTGTTAAAGTAGACATTGGTTGCCATTCATTTTAACCTGTAATAATCTCACTTGGCAAGCTGTTGAACTGGAATAAATCTTCTTCCACTTCTTTAATTTCTTCACGAGCTTCTTGTGCAATACGAACACCGTCTAGCGTTACTCCGCCTGGCATTTGTATACCAGAGAATTTAGACAAGTTATTTCCCCATTGAAGTTTAATTAAAGCAGTAGCATATTTTTTAAGAAAGCGGTCATTCCAAACATCAGAAACACCAGTAACGGTTGCAGTAACACCAGATAAATTTGAAGCTACAGGTGCCTGTAATTCTAATGATGTTGGTGAACTAATTTTTTTAACTTGCAAACTTTCACCACCAATTGTAATGAAATCGTTTTCTAATAATTCTTGGTCAAAAATTGTGCCTGTTCCAGTTACCGTATTTGCAGTAGTATTTGCAGACATTGTGCCAGTTAATGTGACTGTTTCTGGCCGTAAAGCACGATAACACTTTATAATTACATAATCGCCAACCAATAAATCTCTTGACCAATCAATATCTAAAAAGATTTTGTTTTGTTTACGATTGAATCTGAATTGTGGTGTGCCAGAAAATAATAGATTTAATGACCGAATATGTTGCATGGTAATTTCATACGACACATAAGATACCGATGTAAAGTCATAGAGGTCATGCAAGCGTAATTGATAACGCAAGTCAAACATATTGATTGACGAATTTGAATCGTCAAACGGAAAAACTGCGGTAACAAAAATGACGGAATCTGGACAATAAATCCAACCACGGTTTATATCAGCTGCCGTAATTTGATGTTTAAGGTACATTTCTTCAACACCATCAAAATGGTAATCTTCAAAGAATTGTAAAGCGTCATCTATTCTGTCACTTACCTGGTCATCGTCAACATTAATGTCAATAACTGGCCAACCTAATCGGCGCAGGCAGTAATCTTTAAATGTTGCTCTTGTAGTTGGTTTAGCCATATTTTATCCTAATGCAATCGCAAATGCAAGACCATCTCCAGCCGCAGCTGTGGCGGCCGCCTGAGCGGTATTTGCGGCAATAAATGCTGAGTTAGCATAAGAGGATGCTGAATTTGCAGCCGATTCTCTTGCTAACGGAAATCCACCAGCAGTTGAACCATCGTGAACAACTACTGTTTCTTTATCGGTATCTACAGTAATTTCAGCCACAGCACCTGTAAACGCAAGGGTCTGTGTGTTATTACCTCGTCTAAGTTGAACTTGTGTCGCCATATTCTTTTATTTATAGTGTGCCATAATCGTAGATTACATTTGTAGAATCATACACAAAACCATAGTCGGCAGTAGTAAAAGTGTAACCTGCTGGAACACTTACAATAACTTTTTTTGCAGAAATATTTGATGAAACAGAAATGCCTGATTCACCAACAAATTCTATTGAATCATTAGCAGAAGTAGCAAGAATTGTGCCTACATTTGCAACAACTTGGCCAAAAGAGTTTGCACTACCACCACCGCCAGTATTTGCAGCATCAAAGGCAGCATTGGCGTGTATAAATGCAGCATTTGCAGTATTCCTTGCAACTTGGTCTGTTGTGCCACCACCGCCAGAACCTGCGTTGGCAGTATATTGTTTTGTGCCGTCACCAAACTGAATATAAGTTTGTGTTGCTACATTTGATGCGGTAACATTAGTGGTCTGAAGTAGGCCAGTAGTTTTATTAAATGTGAGTTTATTAGAAGAACCAAGAACACCAGAATCGTTGAATTGAACTTCACCGTCAAGACCAGCAGGACCTTCATATCGCTCAATTGTTTGAATTGTATTAGAAGCGCCGCCACGATAGAATAACTTACCATCGTAGGTATTGATTGCAATTTCGCCATTAGCTAGGCTACTAGGAACATTCCCAGTAACATAACTGTGGCGTAATTCAATGATTGTGTTTGACATTAGAACGAGCTACCGTCATTGGCCTTAATAGCAAAGAGGTCAGGTGCGGGCTGTTCTACAGGTTTTTCATCGGCAAACTTATCAGGATTTAATTTCTTAAGCTTAGATGGTGTTGCGATGGTTTCTAGTTTATCAATGTATTCTTTCAAACTCGCAATCTCCGTATCTTTTGCTTCTAAATCTTTTTGTAGTGCCGTATTCTTTTTCATATTATCGTTTAAAGCACTTTGTAAACGACTCTTTTCTTCATGCGCTGAAGCATTTACATCTGCTTTGGCTTTAAAATCTTTTAGAGTTTCGTGTGCTCTAATCAATTCATCATATCTTGCCTGTATTTCTTCTTTTGCTTTACCTGAATTTTCTGCAAGTTTTAATTGCGTTTGAAAAACAAAATTCTGCTTGATGATTGCAACTAGATTATCAAGCAGAATCTCTTGGTAAGCGTTTGAAAATTCCACACTCATAACGACCCCTTTTCATATTTTAGAATGTTCCGCCTTGCAGATGTGCAAAGGTTGGAACGCCAGAATTATTAATTGTCAATACATGACCTTCAGTTGATGATGATGCAGTAGTAAACGCAGATGTGCCTTGTCCCAACAGAACGCCATTGTTTGTAAATGTTCCCGCACCAGTACCACCTCTTGCAACAGAGAATGTACCAGAGGTAATCATTGAGGTATCAACTTGTAGCAGCGTTGAGTTGGCCTGTGATATACGACCATTTGCCTCAAGTTTGAAACCAGGAATATATGCAAAACCACCAGTTACTATACCATAATTGCCAGCAGTTGTTGAGATATTTGTAACATCAGTATTTGCTTGGTTAAATGCCGCATTAGCATGATTGAACGCATAATTGGCATGAGTTTGTGCCGTATTTGCGGCAACAAAAGCACCGTTAGCATATACACCGGCTGAAGTGGCCTTATTGTCCGCAGTATTTGCTGCAACAAAGGCACCGTTAGCATAAACACCTGCACTATTCGCAGCAGTAAATGCGGCCGTGATGCTATTGTTTTGTGTTGTGTTTATGCCATCAATGTTATTGGCAGAAGCAAATGCTGCATTAGCATGATTGTAAGCACCTGTCGCATATGTTGCAATGTTTTGACCATTGATAGTAACAGTATTTGCTTCAATATTGGCTATAACAGTTGCAATTGAAAATGCTTGAGCATTAACAGTATTGCCAGCAGTTGGTTTTTCTGTGCCATCAATTAAAATTCTAAACTTGCCATCATCATGGTCACGATAAACTGCGGTGTATTTTGTGCCACCAGAAACATATTGACCAAAGAAACCAATGTCTAAACCATCGCCAGCGTTGTTTGTTGCAAGTTCAAACAGAGAATCTTCAACTGCAATCGTGCTAACATTCTGAATAATTTCTGTGCCAGTAACAATAAGATTACCAGTAACAGTTAAGTCACCAGAAATTGTACCACCAGTATTTGCATTAAGAGAATTATTAGCACGAGCAAAGGCACCGTTAGCATAAACACCAGCTGAATTAGCGGCAGTAAATGCGGCTGTGATAGAGTTATTTTGTGTTAGGTTTACGCCAGCAGAATTATTAGCAACTGCAAAGGCTGAATTTGCATAAGAACCTGCTGAGTTAGCTGCAGCAAAAGCACCGTTTGCGTAGATGCCTGCTGAAGTGCCTTTATCATCTGCTGTGTTGGCTGCAACAAAAGCGCCATTAGCGTAAACACCTGCTGAGTTGGCCGCTATAAACGAAGCATTAGCAGTTATAAACGCCGCATTTGCCTGAGCAAAAGCTAGTTGTGCTTGAGTGCCAGTATTTGCAGCATCAAAGGCAGCATTTGCATGGTCATATCCACGCTGGAACTTGTCCATGTAGAATTGACCACCGATTGCTATAGCACCCGTGCCTGCTGGTGAACCTATGAATAAAGTATTACTTGTATATGAATACGCTGGTTCCGCAACATTCAACGAGGTAGGCGTTGCAGTTACGGTAGAGTATTTTAGTTGAATTACGGTATTGGCCATTTAAAAGGTGCCTCCAATGACTTCGGTGACTGATGCGGTTACTGTTCTAGTTTCATATCTGTTTGTAGCTGAGTTGAAAACAATAGCGTCACCGTCTTGCACACCTGTTGTGCTAACATCATTAATTTCAGCTAAAGCAATATTTGGTTTTGGTGCAAAGGTATCAGCTGCAATTGTTGTCTTTGGGTTTGACTTAATTGTAGCACGACCAATTGAACCTTGGGTATTAATTCTTGCTGTAATTGCCATTACTGCGTTACTCCAGCAAGAACATTAACAATTCCTTCTACAACTCTGGTCTTTGTGCCTGTTGGCGCAGTAATGACCAAGTCATACAAATATCTTCCAGGAGTTAAGTTTGCTGTGTTAGCCGCAGTCATTGCCAAAGTAATTTCACCATTTGCTATACCTGTTACAGTAGTGGTAAAACTATTAGCAGTTGTTGAATAATAAGATTTGCGAATTTGTGATGCAGCAGTATAGCCTTGAAGGTTTACAGCTGCACCAGCTGAATCTTCAACATTGACAGTTGTAGAAAAAGTTGAATATTGCTCAATATTTAACTCGGAATACGCTGCGATTTTAATTCTCCTGGTGTTTTATCATCTATTTATGTTTTGCCATCTTTGCCTACTTAATTCGCCTATTTTTTTCTTGGTTTCCTGTGAGTGTTTTTTGCCAAACATTGGATTTTTTTCGCCAACATGAGTATCATTCTTCTTTTTACCCTTTAACTTAGAAACTCTTTTTTGTATTGTTTCTTTTGATTGTTTTCTACCTTTTGCTTTTTCTGATATCTTTTTCTTTGTTTCTTCTGATTGTTTCTTTCCAAACATATGATTTCCACTACCACACATCTCATTCTTCATCCGTTCATATTTGGCCAATAATTTTGAAGTTTTTGTTTTCTTTTTACCAGTTAAAGCTTTAGAAACATTTTGCCTAAATTCATCAGTAATTATTTGAGTTTTGAGAGAGGTTTCAATATATTTTGTTCTATACATTTCAAAAACTCTAGAACCTCTTTTCTTTTGTTGAAGAAGCATTATCCACATGGCATAATGCATTTTTCTACCTGCTTCATCTTCATAAAATTTAGATAGAAGCAAATGAGCAATATAGTGTTCTCGTAAGGTTAATGATACAAGATTCTCGGCGGTATCATTGCCGCCAAGACATTTTGGCAAAATATGGTGTTTTTCTGTATAGACAGTATTATCAAGTTGTCTGTTCTTAGCTTTTTGAACTAAGTTTTGATACCAACGATAATACTTGTTTTGAATAGGAAAATAAATAGACATGCTGTGTCTCCTGTTGTTATAGTTATAGACATAGAGCCTGTAGGTGTTGACGCACCGTGACAGGCACCTTTATTTATACCAGCATGCTTTTAGGCAACTACAGATGAAGTGCGGTCAGAGTTTCTTCTGAACCAAAATACCCTTTGGCAAATGTGTTAAAAGCAAGAGAGCAACGAACATTGTCTCCTTGTTTTTGTTCTACATTATGAGTTAAAGAAGATGGAAATAGTTTTAAGTCACCAGTTTTGACTTTGAAGAACCAAGATTCAGAGTTAAACCAGTTATACTCAGTTGAGTCAAATTTTATTTGCTGATATCGATTGGCTCTATGAAAAACAATCTTGTCATTCTCATAGTCAGCATCGATATAAAGAACACCAGAAATGATTGAATTTGGATGTTCGTGTGTATGATGATATTCACCTGGCTTGGTAAAGTTTAACCAAGATTGTGTCACATACATCTGAATTGGATTTTTAGGACACATTACCGTATTGACCCAATGTTGAATACCTTTTGAAATGAACTCTAATATACCTTTTGCTTCAGGTGCATTGAGAACATATCGGTCATTGGAAGTTGTGTTACCCATATTGTTGTGGGTATGTTGACTGTGATAGTCAAAGAGTGCTAGTTCTTTCTCGGTCCATGGTCGACCAATATTAGATGAAAGAACTGGTGTTGGAAAAACACCGTCAACGGCAAATTGTGGAATCATGTTGTAAAACTCTCCAGTCAGTTAATGATATAGAATATTTAGTATTAATTAATTGAATATCCAGAAAGAGTAACACCAAAATTGCTATTAGTAGTAAATGTTCCATCACCAGTAAAGGTATGAA